CTATGCTGTTTTGATATCTACGATAATCCAGTCTTTACCACGATCATCATTGTATCGGTCGGTCATTTTTCTGGATTTATGGCCTAACAACTTTTGCGTATCCAGACCCTGTTCCCGATATAACCGTTCTGACAGAGATCGCTGCTCATGAAATGTGGGCGCAGTTCCTGGCTCCCATTTTATGCCACATTTTTCCCTGGCCTTTTTAAAAGCCGTTGTAAGAGTATTTGCAGAAACCTGGTCTCCTCTGTTTGCTTGAGAGGTAGTGTGACGGTAATGGACCAGATATTTACTAACAACAGCATCCCTGCACTGAGATATAACTTCACGAAGGGTAATATTCAGAGCATCGCATTTCAGGCTAAGCGGAATAGCAAGTTTTGAACCGGTTTTTTCCTGAGTAATGTGCAACATGTCGTCCCATATATCAGAGAATTTCAAATTGCAGATATCGCCTAAACGTTGTCCAGTAACAAGAGCAAGTAGCATGCCGCATTTTAAATAGGGCTGCCGTCTGCTTACGCTTTCAAATATTGCCTGCCATTCGGGCAGTGATAATCTTTGGCGGTTTACTCGATTTCGCGGTTGTTTTGTTGCCTGCGCTGGGTTAAATCCTGGCGGAACATGTCCTGCGTGTTGTGCTTCTTTGAAGACGTCGATCAACACCATTCTCACGACTTGCGCCATCCTGTTATGACCTTCAGCCTTTACAGCATCAATTATTTCGGCAATATCAAGTGCGGTAATATCCTTGAGGTGTTGCATTCCACAATGCTCACGGAAAAGACGAATGGGTTTACCTTTTTGCCGATAGGAGTTGGGTTTTAGTTCATTATGTTGCAGCCTGTCCTCCTGGATAGAAATATATTTATCAAGCCATTCTGTCACCGTAATGTCTGAGCGCCTGCCTTTCATTCTTTCTAGACGCTCATTGACGCTTAATATTTGTCGGGTACGTTGTTCAGCAATAATGGTATTTGCTTCAGTAGCAACTTGTTTTGCTTCATTCTCATCAGTTCCTAAGCTATGAAAACGACCGGATAGTGGATGTTTGTATTGCCAATATACCTTTCCGGTTCGCTTATCTAATTTGCAATATAAATTGGGTATAGAGATTTTGTGAGATCGGGGTCTAGCAGCCATCAGCGATTATCCGTTGGAGTTTTGGGTTTGCGTTTATTGGGAGTTGCGGTTCTGCAAGCGTTCCTACAAAACGGGAATTTCGGTCAATCATCCAGTAGCGACCAACTTTTATAGCGGGTGGGGCCATCATTTTCCCTTGCGCGTATTTTTTCAGAACTCGCTCACTTGGTGCTAAGTCCCCAAATTCTTCTTTAGCCCAGTCCTGTAAAGTGATTAGTCGAGACATTTGTCCTCCTCTTAGCTGCTGAGGGAGTTTGTGACCGATATATCTGACATGATATTAAGCTCATGGCAGGTACATCTCTTGACTGGTCATAGAGATAAATTTAATGCTGAGAAATGCAGTATTGAATTTATCAATTTTTCTATTTCCTGCGTATGGCACGTAACTTCTTAATGTGTTCTGCTGTATCGATCTCTTCGGCTATCCGATCTGCATCAGCTTTATTCACAGGTTCAAAGTCATGATTAAAGCGGAACATGCTGGCGATACATGTTCTGCCTTTTTGGATGTAGTGAACTTTGTTGTGGGTAGAACGCAGGATTTTGCAGGGAGTGCCGTGGTGGTCGACGTACCAGGTGTTAGGAAAAATGATTCTGAACATTTTTACACCTCAGTTGGACGATGTTGAAATTTGCTGCTTTGAGGCCATTACAATCCCCATTGTTTGTTCTTAAGTTCGATCTCCTCCTGGCAACTTGCACAAGTCCGACAACCCTGAACGGCCAGGCGTCTTCGCTCATCTATGGGATCGCCACACTCACAACAATGAGTGGCAGATATAGCCTGGTGGTTCAGGCGGCGCATTTTTATTGCTGTGTTGCGCTGTAATTCTTCAATTTCTGATGCTGAATCAATGATGTCTGCCATCTTCCATTAATCCCTGAATTGTTGGTTAATACGCTTGAGGGTGAATGCGAATAATAGAAAAGGAGCCTGTAGCTCCCTGATGATTTTGCTTTTCATGTTCACCGTTCCTTAAAAACGCCGTTTAACATGCCGATCGCTAGGCTTAAATGAGTCGGTGTGAATCCCATCAGCGTTACCGTTTCGCGGTGCTTCTTCAGTACGCTACGGCAAATGTCATCGACGTTTTTATCCGGAAACTGCTGTCTGGCTTTTTTGATTTCACAATTAGCCTGACGGGCAATGCTGCGAAGGGCGTTATTATGTTCTATTGTCATATTGGCCTCACACTTCGAATGCCAGCTGAGGGGTAAAGACGTCCCGTTCAGCGTTGTAATTAAGTGAACTGGCACTGTTGAATGATTCAATGCGTTCCACAAGAACTTGCGTACGGGTTTCTTTACTTGCGGGAGCATATGGCGAACCTACCCAGGATTTGTCGATGCCTATATTTCTTGCGACGTTCGTGCTGTCTGCAGACGAAAGCGGTACATGAGTAAAAATGTCTTTATTTAACATCCGTAACCCATGAATCTTGGTGATTGGGTAGCCGTACTGATCTACAACATGACGTATAAGATCGCGTAGTTTAGCCCGACACGCTCTCGGTCGTTTTGCATCGTATTCCCCCATCGAGCCGATGCAGACGCGGGGAAACTCATGGCACAGACGAATAAATCGCTCATCTGGTTCGTTCATGTGCCACACCGGAGCACCAATAAATTTACCGTGAGGCCATGCCGCAATCAGGGCGTCATTCTCTTCACTGGTTCCGCCGATAACATCCGGGATAACCGCGAATGAGAAACGAGGGTGATTACCCCAGCGTTCAACAAATCTGTAATATTCATTCCAGTCTACGGCCTTGTTTTTTGTCCAGAATGTGAATGCACCATTATCAAGAGCAAATGATTGGGTGACTTCGGAAGCCAGATCAATCTGAGCTGGATTAGCAAAACTGATGAATGCGTGTCTGCCTTTCCAGGCTTTCAACGCACAGGTATCGGGAGTTATTGGACCACCGTGAAAATGAATCATACACTCTCCCGTTTATTATTTATCTCCTCAGCCAGTCGCTGGGCTTTCAGCGGATTTCGGATAACAGAAGGCCCGGGAAATACCCAGCCTCGCTTTGTAACGGAGTAGACGAAAGTGATCGCACCTACCCGGATATTATCGTGAGGATGCTTCATCGCCATTGCTCCCCAAATACAAAACCAATTTCAGCCAGTGCCTCGTCCATTTTTTCGATGAACTCCGGCACCATCTCGTCAAAACTCGCCATGTACTTTTCATCCCGCTCAACCACGACATAATGCAGTCCTTCACGCTTCATACGCGGGTCATAGTTGGCAAAGTACCAGGCATCTTTTCGCGTCACCCACATGCTGTACTGCACCTGGGCCATGTAAGCTGACTTTATGGCCTCGAAACCACCGAGCCGGAACTTCATGAAATCCCGGGAGGTAAACGGGCATTTCAGTTCAAGGCCGTTGCCGTCACTGCATAAACCATCTGGAGAGCAGGCGGTACGCATACTTTCGTCGCGATAGATGATCGGGGATTCAGTAACATTCACGCCGGAAGTGAACTCAAACAGGGCTCTGGCGTCGTTCTCGTACTGTTTTCCCCAGGCCAGCGCTTTAGCGTTAACTTCCGGAGCCACACCGGTGCAAACCTCAGCAAGCAGGGTGTGGAAGTAGGACATTTTCATGTCAGGCCACTTTTTTCCGGAGCGGGGTTTTGCTATTACGTTATGAACTTCTGAAGCTGTGATGACGCCGAGCCGTAATTTGTACCACGCATCATCCCCCTGTTCGACAGCTCTCACGTCGATCCCGGTACGCTGCAGGATAATGTCCGGTGTCATGCTGCCACCTTCTGCTCTGCGGCTTTCTGTTTCAGGAATCCAAGAGCTTTTACTGCTTCGGCCTGTGTCAGTTCTGACGATGCGCGAATGTCGCGGCGAAATATCTGGGAACAGAGCGGCAATAAGTCGTCATCCCATGTTTTGTCCAGGGCAATCAGCAGAGTGTTAATCTCCTGCATGGTTTCATCGTTAACCGGAGTGATGTCGCGTTCCGGCTGGCGTTCTGCAGTGTATGCGGTATTTTCGACAATGCGCTCGGCTTCATCCTTGTCATAGATACCAGCAAATCCGAAGGCCAGGCGGGCACACTGAATCATGGCTTTATGCCGTAACATCCGTTTGGGATGCGACTGCCACGGGCCGGTGATTTCTCTGCCTTCGCGGGTTTTGCATGGTTCGCGGCGGCATTCATCCATCCACTCGGTAACGCAGATCGGATGATTGCGGTCTTTGCGGTAAATCCGGCATGTACATGATTCATTGTCCTGCTCAAAGTCCATACCATCAAACTGCTGGTTTTCATTGATGATGCGGGACCAGCCATCAACGCCCACCACCGGAACAATGCCGTTCTGCTTATCAGGGAAGGCGTAAATTTCTTTCGTCCACGGATTAAGGCCGTACTGGTTGGCGACGATCAACAATGCGATGAACTGCGCATCGCTGGCATCACCTTTAAATGCCGTCTGGCGAAGAGTGGTGATCAGTTCCTGTGGGTCGACAGAATCCATGCCGACACGTTCAGCCAGCTTCCCTGCCAGCGTTGCGAGTGCTGTACTCATCCGTTTTATACCTCTGAATCAATATCAGCCTGATGGTGAGCAATGGTTTCAACTATGTACCGGATGTGTTCTGCCATGCGCTCCTGAAACTCAACATCGTCATCAAACGCACGGGTAATGGCTTTTTTGCTGGCCCCGTGGCGTTGTAAATGATCGATGCATAGCGATTCAAACAGGTGCTGGGGCAGGCCTTTTTCCATGTCGTCTGCCAGTTCTGCCTCTTTCTCTTCACGGGCGATCTGCTGGTAGTGACGCGCCCAGCTCTGAGCCTCAAGACGATCCTGAATGTAATAAGCGTTCATGGCTGAACTCCTGAAAATGGCTGTGAAAATATCGCCCGCGAAATGCCAGGCTGATTAGGAAAACAGGAAAGGGGGTTAGTGAATGCTTTTGCTTGATCTCAGTTTCAGTATTAATATCCATTTTTTATAAGCGTCGACGGCCTCACGAAACATCTTTTCATCGCCAATAAAAGTGGCGATAGTGAATTTAGTCTGGATAGCCATAATTGTTTGATCCATTTTTTGGGACTCCTGGCTGATTGAGTATGTCGATAAGGCGTTTCCATCCGTCACGTAATTTACGGGTGATTCGTTCAAGTAAAGATTCGGAAGGGCAGCCAGCAACAGGCCACCCTGCAATGGCATATTGCATGGTGTGCTCCTTATTTATACATAACGAAAAACGCCTCGAGTGAAGCGTAATTGGTATGCGGTAACGCCGCGCTCAGGCGGCCTTGATAGTCATATCATCTGAATCAAATATTCCTGATGTATCGATATCGGTAATTCTTATTCCTTCACTACCATCCATTGGAGGCCATCCTTCCTGACCATTTCCATCATTCCAGTCGAACTCACACACAACACCATATGCATTTAAGTCGCTTGAAATTGCTATAAGCAGAGCATGTTGCGCCAGCATGATTAATACAGCATTTAATACAGAGCCGTGTTTATTGAGTCGGTATTCAGAGTCTGACCAGAAATTATTAATCTGGTGAAGTTTTTCCTCTGTCATTACGTCATGGTCAATTTCAATTTCTATTGATGCTTTCCAGTCGTAATCAATGATGTATTTTTTGATGTTTGACATCTATTCATATCCTCATAGATAAAAAATCGCCCTCACACTGGAGGGCAAAGAAGATTTCCAATAATCTGAACCGCCCCGGGAATCCTGGAGACTAAACTTCCTGAGAAAGAGGTAAACAGGATGACTAAAAATACTCGTTTTTCCCCCGAAGTCCGTCAACGGGCAGTCCGTATGGTTCTGGAAAGTCAGAGCGAATATGACTCACAATGGGCGACAATTTGTTCCATTGCTCCAAAGATTGGCTGTACGCCGGAGACTCTGCGTGTCTGGGTTCGCCAGCATGAGCGGGATACCGGGGGCGGTGATGGAGGGCTCACCACCGCTGAACGTCAGCGTCTGAAAGAGCTGGAACGTGAAAATCGTGAACTGCGCCGCAGTAACGATATCCTTCGCCAGGCTTCCGCTTATTTTGCGAAGGCGGAGTTCGACCGCCTCTGGAAAAAATGATGCCACTGCTGGATAAGCTGCGTGAGCAGTACGGGGTCGGACCGCTATGCAGCGAACTGCATATTGCCCCGTCAACGTATTACCACTGTCAGCAACAGCGACATCATCCGGATAAACGCAGTGCCCGTGCGCAGCGCGATGACTGGCTGAAGAAAGAGATACAGCGCGTATACGATGAAAATCACAAGGTATACGGTGTGCGTAAAGTCTGGCGTCAGTTGTTACGGGAAGGTATCAGAGTGGCCAGATGCACTGTGGCACGTCTCATGGCGGTTATGGGACTTGCCGGTGTTCTCCGGGGTAAAAAGGTCCGTACGACCATCAGCCGGAAAGCCGTTGCCGCAGGCGACCGCGTAAACCGTCAGTTCGTGGCAGAACGACCTGACCAGCTGTGGGTGGCTGATTTTACTTACGTCAGCACATGGCGGGGCTTCGTCTATGTGGCGTTCATCATTGATGTGTTTGCCGGATACATCGTGGGGTGGCGGGTCTCATCGTCCATGGAAACGACATTCGTGCTGGATGCACTGGAGCAGGCGTTATGGGCCCGTCGACCGTCCGGCACGGTCCATCACAGTGATAAAGGTTCTCAGTATGTATCGCTGGCCTACACACAGCGGCTTAAGGAAGCCGGATTACTGGCATCAACAGGAAGTACAGGCGACTCGTATGACAACGCGATGGCGGAGAGCATCAATGGTCTTTACAAAGCGGAGGTAATACACCGTAAGAGCTGGAAAAACCGTGCAGAAGTGGAACTGGCCACACTCACGTGGGTGGACTGGTATAACAATCGACGATTGCTGGAAAGGCTGGGCCATACTCCTCCGGCAGAAGCAGAAAAAGCTTATTATGCTTCCATCGGAAACGATGATCTGGCAGCCTGAGTTCACAGATAAAACACTCTCCAGGAAACCCGGGGCGGTTCAAAATGATGGGTGATGGTTTCCTTTGGTGTTACTGCTGTAGGTTTGTTTCCAACAGTAAACGTCTGTTGAGCACATCCTGTAATAAGCATTGCCAGAGCGGCAGAAAACAACATTTTTTTCATCTTATTATCCTGCATTGTTAAAAACGGCAGAATCCTATGTGACAACAATTAAACGATAGTTAAATGGATTGATGAAAATTAAAACTACACAGGTGGGCTCAGACTATTGGAGGAAGTTGGGGACACTCAGAATCCTGTGGAATGAAATAAACCGGTCTATCCGTCCATTACCCTTTTAGCTGCGCTGTATCGTCGCCGTATTCCCGCATTAACCATGACCGTAGCCCGACGGGGAATTCCTTCTGCGTGAGTGTGCGGGAATAATTAAAAACGATGCACACCGGGTTTTTACCGCGTTAATGATTCGCGGGTTTATCCCGGTGCGATGGTGGAAGAAACAGGAAGCTGTATTACAGAAAGTGCTACTACTGTATCCCGATGCGATGTATGTAATGTGAGTCAGATAATGGCACAGGATGTGGTGATGTGGCAGTCTGGAACACAGGATATATTGTCAGAATAAGACCCGTAGGAATAAAAATGAAAAGACGCCTTTTACTACTTTTTCTGTTATCTGTCCTGGCAGTGGGATGCTCGCAGCAAAAAGCTGATGAGCCCCGGCAATTAGTGACGGTGTATCCACGATATCCGGAATATGCTGCAGCAAATTATATCAAGGGGCTGGTTGAGGTTAAGTTCGATATTGGTGCTGATGGGACTGTGACACGGATCGTTTTTCTCCGCTCAGAGCCTCATAATTTGTTTCGTGATGAAGTGGTGAAGGCCATGGCGAAATGGCGATTTGAAAAGAATCGCCCCTGTCAGGGAGTGAAGAGACAATTTATCTTTACGCCGTCACGTCCTTGATGCTTCCAGGTAGAGAGGGGCTGGAAGCAGGAGAAAAATGAAAGAGCCAGCGGTTATATTTTTGTCATGGCTGACGAGGAATGATGGAAGAAGGCGTTGTATGCCACACAACGCCTCACTGTTCATTTCTTCTTTTTCTCTGGTGGAACCCGATGAATAAGAGTTGCACTGGTTTCCGATGAGATGGCGATATACTCGGGCAAAGTATGCTGGCAGTTTTCCAACTGGTCAAAAATACCTGCTCTCGTCTGTTGCAATGCCTGCAGCATGCGGCGGCAATGCGCCTTGCTTTTACTAACCATCTTTCCTTCCTCTATCAGTCGCTGCGTGAACTCATCATGGAATACCAGGTAAATGCGGATGTTATCGGTTTTGGCTACGCAGCATAGTACAAAACGGACAGGTGCATCCCGGGACGGGGGAGGCGTCACATGTCCCTGTGATGGTTGTTCCGGGTAATGTACTGTGTGGGGCATAAAAATGTCCGATAATTTTACTTTCTACCGCAGTTAGTTGATTCGTTGGTCCTGGTAGCACATTGGGCGAGGATTTAAATGCCAGGCAACTGAAGGATGATGTCGCAAGGGAGATAGCGAGAATATTTCTGATTTTCATTTGATGATGCCTCTGTGTGAAATGACGGTAAACGACGCACTTGTGCCGGCACATAATAGCAAGCACCATAATAGATCAGATTCGATTCTTGCTGTAAGTGATAATTATTCTCGTTTTCGGGTCCTTTCCGTCGATCCAACAGGTTACGGGGCGGCGACCTCGCGGTTTTTCACTATTTATGAAAATTTTTCAGGGAAAATCGTGTCGGTACTTCTCGAATATAACTTTTTGTTTTTTTAATATTGCATCCGTAAAGGTCCGACATGAAAGTGTCCGAAAATGCCTTTTTCTGGCGTTTTCATGTCGGGCCTTGTATTTGATAATGGGTTGTTTTCATGAAGGTTAATAAAAAGAGGCTTGCCGAAATTTTCAACGTGGACCCGCGGACGATTGAACGCTGGCAGTCTCAGGGACTCCCTTGCGCCTCCAAAGGTAGTAAGGGCATTGAATCTGTATTTGATACTGCCATGGCAATTCAGTGGTATGCGCAGAGGGAAACTGATATCGAAAACGAAAAGCTCCGCAAAGAACTGGACGATTTGCGTGCGGCAGCGGAGTCAGATTTACAACCCGGCACCATTGACTATGAACGCTACCGGCTCACAAAAGCGCAGGCAGATGCGCAGGAACTGAAAAATGCCCGTGAAGACGGAGTAGTGCTGGAAACTGAACTGTTTACCTTCATTCTGCAACGTGTGGCACAGGAGATTTCGGGGATACTTGTGCGTGTGCCGTTGACATTACAGCGTAAATATCCGGACATTTCACCATCACACCTTGATGTGGTGAAAACTGAAATCGCGAAAGCCTCCAATGTTGCAGCTAAGGCCGGTGAAAACGTGGGCGGGTGGATCGATGATTTCAGACGCGCAGAAGGCAGCTAATGCAGCCGGTGCGATAGCTACAGGGCTTTTATCTCTCATTATTCCTGTTCCACTGACGACAGTTCAGTGGGCCAATAAACATTATTACCTTCCTAAAGAGTCGTCTTATACCCCGGGGCGATGGGAAACACTGCCGTTTCAGGTTGGCATCATGAACTGTATGGGCAACGATCTGATTCGCACGGTTAACCTGATTAAATCTGCCCGTGTTGGTTATACAAAGAGCGAGAGGTAATTATGCGTAAATTATGTGCTGTTATTCTGTCCGCAGTAGTCTGGCTGGTTGCCGCTGGTACGCCAGCGAGCGCAGCAGAGCATCAGTCCACACTAAGCGCCGGGTATCTTCAGACCCATACTGATATGCCAGGCAGTGATGACCTGAAGGGCATTAACGTGAAATACCGTTATGAATTTACGGACACGCTGGGGCTGGTGACGTCATTCAGTTATGCCAATGCCAAAGATGAGCAAAAAACGCATTACAGCGATACCCGCTGGCATGAAGATTCCGTGCGTAACCGCTGGTTCAGCATGATGGCGGGGCCATCTGTACGCGTGAATGAATGGTTCAGTGCTTATGCGATGGCAGGTGTGGCTTACAGCCGTGTTTCGACGTTCTCCGGGGATTATCTCCGCGTAACTGACAACAAGGGGAAAACGCACGATGTGCTGATGCGCCGCGCGATAAATGCACTCTATCTTGTGCGATAAATGGCATCCACGCGGCGTTTCATTATTTGAAAAAGAATTACATTTCAGGTTGCGTTATGACAGTCCCAACAGGGTGATAGCGGTAGATCGTTGACAGTCCAATATCATAGATAATTGCCAGCCGCTTTCTGTCATACCCTTTCTGGAGCAATCTTGCGATCTGCTCATGCTGCTCCTTCGTCAGTTTCGGGCGACGTCCTCCAACTCTTCCTTGTGCTCGCGCAGCAGCCAGTCCTGCCAGCGTGCGCTCAACTATCAGTTCACGCTCCATTTCTGCCAGTGCACCCATCATATGAAAAAAGAACCTTCCCATCGGAGTGCTGGTATCGATTGAATCCGTCAGACTGCGAAAATTGACACCTTTTGCGCGTAACTCTTCTGTGAGAGCAATGAGGTGTTTCATTCTTCTACCCAACCGATCCAGCTTCCAGACCACCAATGTATCCCCTCTTTTAAGGCACTTTAAAGCGCGTTTCAGGCCTGGTCGTTCCGACTTGGTTCCGCTCATTTTGTCCTCAAAAATCTGTTCACATCCTGCGCACATTAATGCATTGCGTTGCAAATCTGTGTTTTGGTCATTTGTTGACACACGTATGTAGCCAATCAGCATTAAAAATACTCCCTTTTGAGTGGTTAAAGTACTGAGATAATGTGGGGAGGATTTGAGAGATAAACGTTGGTTTGGGGGAAGGCTCTGCATTGCCTGTTGGTGTACCGGTTCCGTGGCCCACCGCCACACCGCCAGAAGGCTGGTTAAAGTGCGACGGGCGCGCCTTTACAAAAGAACAATATCCTGTTCTGGCCAGAGCCTACCCGACCCTCCGTCTTCCCGATTTACGCGGTGAGTTTATCCGTGGATGGGACGACGGGCGCAAGATTGACGAGGGGCGTAAGTTGCTTTCATGGCAGAAAGGTACACTGGTCGGCGGTCATGACGATAACGATTCTGCGCTTGATATCTCGTACATGAGTAACGGAAATAATATTGACTATGGCGGCGATAAGGTGTTTGCGGGGAATTACCGTAGCGATTATTTGTGGTACGCAGTGCTGGGTGGAACAAACAGTCGCGCAAAAGCCGAATTAAACGGAGCATTCTTTAACATAACCCGCCCCCGCAATATCGCGTTTAACTATATCGTGAGGGCGGCGTGATACCGTTCAACTGGCAAGTGCCAGTGGCGCTTCCGGCCAGCTGATTTCAGGTGCCGTGCTGATATCCAGTGCGTTCAGCTCGTCGATATAATCCAGCACGGCGTTCAGTTTTGCCGTTTCTTCTGGTGTCAGACTGCGACCAGCACGCAGTTTGAGGTTGATAAGATCGACGGACGCCATCGCCTGTTTCACCCGTTGCTGGCGTTGCTGTCTGGCAACCTCCAGTTCTGCGGCTCGCTGCCGTTCAGTATCGGTTACCCACGCCTCACCGTTCCAGGTATCCCATGGCGTGGCTGGCTGTTTTGTGGTGGTGTCCGCCGGGTAATCACCCGGTTGGGTAATCAGAACGGGGTTACCGTTCTCCGTGCTGTATACCGTCTCGCCGCGGTGATCAGGCACATGCTCCCACCCGTTCAGCGTGGCAGTCCGGCAAACCACGTAACCCGAAATTGCCTCCGGCGGTGCATCGGCGCACGAATGTGCCGGAGTACCCACCCCAAGGGCGAGATACTCCACAGAGGATGAGGTGTATTCCCGGGTTTCCTCGTCATAGTGATATACAGTGATATCGCCCGCTACAGTGGCGATACCGTTTTCATCCAGAACTGCAGTGTTACTCATTAAACTGCCCTCACAATGTAATTAAGTGCAATGCTACGGGGTCTGACAGTGATACCCTTCGCATACCCGCTTCTGATAGAGGTCAGAATAGTAGCCTGCATACCATTGTCTGACATTGCCACGACAGGATCGCTGAATGTTGTCCCGTCCGGCATTTTAAAGCTGCCCTCACGAAGGTCTGTAATGGAATCTTCATTGTTGAATCCCATGCCGACTATCCCCGAGGTTCCCGTAGTGTCCTGGTTATAATAATCCAGCATTGCTGTTCTTAACAGCGTTGCCCCTTGTGCGGACAGCAACTTACGTCCTGTATCAACTTTGCGCCCGTCGTCCCATCCACGGATAAACTCACCGCGTAAATCGGGAAGACGGAGGGTCGGGTAGGCTCTGGCCAGAACAGGATATTGTTCTTTTGTAAAGGCGCGCCCGTCGCACTTTAACCAGCCTGCTGGCGGTGTGGCAGTGGGCCACGGAACAGGTACACCAACGGGCAGCGCCGAGCCTTCCCCCAAACCAAGGTAATTGAGGACATCTTTTATACTGCCCTTAGCGATAATAGCGCGACCAATAGCTGTAAGGGTTGCCAGCGCTGCTCGGTCTGCTCCGGTAAAATAAGGCAACCGATCTGCTGCAGTGGCAAGTCCTGCCAGAGCAGTGAGCGTGGCATCTGCCGGTTGTTTTCCGTTTGCCAGATCGTATGCAGCCTTGACCGCTTTCGGTGTGGCGGCCAGTATTTCAGACGTGCTGTTGATGGCACTGCTCAATTGTACGGTGCCTTTTGCCGTCAGCGAGGCAGCAGGCACTCCCGTTATCTGACTCCACGGGTGAGTGTGGCTGACGGGCGCCTTGCCGGCTGCAAGGTCGTATGCAGCCTTGACCGCCTTCGGCGTGGCAGCCTCAGTTTCTGATTGACTGTCCGTGGCGCTGCTCAGTTGTACGGTGCCTTTTGCCGTCAGTGAAGCCGCAGGCACTCCCGTTATCTGACTCCACGGGTGAGTGTGGCTGGCAGGCGCCTTGCCGGCTGCCAGGTCGTATGCAGCCTTGACCGCTTTTGGTGTGGCGGCCAGCGTTTCAGAGGTGCTGTTGGTGGCACTGCTCAGTTGGGTGAACCCCTTAGCTGTCAGTGTCGCGTCCGGGTGGTTACGGGAACGTACGTGTTCAGCCAGTGACTGTGCGGCTTCCTCCGTTTTCTTCTTCAGCCATTTCGTCCTGTTTGCCAGTTGCCGGGGGGCTCGATTTGATATCCCGTCTGCACCACCCAGAACCGGATCTGATGTCTCCAGTTGATAGATATTTTCTTCCCACTTTTCTGTTTCATTCAGGTTTCCCATAATCAACTGCTCCCGTGGTTATAACTGCCATCATGGATGGCAGTATTGTTATAGCGAATGGCCACAGACTGATACTCCAGGCTGGCCAGATGGCAGCGGGCCGGTGCAAATGCAGCCAGCGTCTGACGCAGCATCGCGGCCTGATCGTTAGTAATGGGCTGTTTCAGAATAACGCGATAAACTGCCCAGGCGGCTGCATCTCCATGAACAAACAGTCCGTTATAGCTGCGATTGCCGTCGTAACTGAGACGACCTGTGCCTTCAATCAGATCCACTTCACCAAAGCCAAAACGGCGGATAACTTCCCGGATTGACCACGGCGTCCCTTTATACCGGTGCAGTTCGATGGCTGCTTTTATAAGCATGCGGCGAACATCGTCCGATTCCGCCAGCTCCCAGCCATCGCCAGACAGTGAGAACTGCTCGCCCAGCCATGGCAGCGCGGAACTGTCGACGATATCGACGAGAAAGACCATCAGTACGCTCAGGTCGATGTTATCCAGCCGTCCTGCCAGTCTTCCCAGCGTCCTGAGACTGATATCACCCTCAAGCGGTGGCGGGAGTTGTAATGGCTCAGTCATCAGACACTCCAGTCATGTTAAGAGTGATTGCCGTACAGTTTGCCCATTCGTTTTCTGCCACCACCCGCAGTGCCGGTGTCACCAGTTCAACCTGGTACACCCCGGAAACGGACAATGCACTGATAATCTGGCTGGGGACAATATCGCGCCCCAGCGTGGCGGCACGTGATGCCACCCAGTTCTGTATGGCGCTGTTAGCGGCATCTTTTACAGACCTGGCATCCTGATCACGATAGATCGTAATCCTGGCTTCAATGGTGTAATCCACCTTCACTGGTGTTTTAGCCCGCACTGTATCAGTGAGTGGCCTGACTTTCTCATCAGAGCAGAAACTCTCTACCAGCGTGAGAACACCGCCGTCCGGCAGACCGGTACTGAGCAGCGGATACAGATCTACGGTCCCGGGAACCGGGGAAAGCACAGCAACATCGACAATGTTGGGATGGGCCTGCATGGCATGAAAGCGGTATGCGCCACGGCTTCCGGCATTGGTGAATGACTCCGGGGCCAGCCTGATACGCTCCCGGAGCCTGTCATCGTCTTCCTGTTCTGAACCGCCGGAACTGGCCGTCAGATTGCTCACCAGCAGGTCGACGTTATCAATCTCATCGAGTAACTGACTGACCTGCGCAGGTTGCCAGCCGTTACCAGCGGTACCGGGTTCGGTACAGGTGGACGTGACATTGACCAGCAGCAATCCGGCCTTCAGTACCACATCTGTATCGGTGGCAAAAATAACGCTGTCGGAAGCGCTGACGCGGGTGCCTGCCGGGATCAGCACATCAATGGCCAGCGCCTCATCTACGGAGAACTGGAGCGTGGTGGTGGCAGGCTGCGCGGCAAGACGGTATACACCAACCAGTTCACCGAGGTAATCAATCATCGGCTCACGGGCAAAGGCGACCAGATTCTGCTTTGCTGCCTCCTGTACCGCAACCCTGACCAGCATTTCGCGATAGGCCCACAGATCAATCAGCAGACGTTCTGCCTGTGCCGGGTACAGCGTTTTGCCGGTATCCGCTTCATACTTCGCAATCATTTCTGCCGTGATTTTGTCGGCATCGCGTTCAATAAAATCGGGTTCTGTCAGCGCCATAGCAGCTCCTGAGTCCGGGTCTGTCCGTCTGAGCCTTTCCAGCTCACCCGGAGCGTAAGATGTTCGCCGTCGACGGCGGGTTTAACTGACATAAGCTGGCAGCGGGGCTCCCAGCGCCGGATGGCATCGACGGATTCGCGCACCACATGCGGAATGGCCCGGTCTACAGGCTAGTCGATATAAAGATGCAGATTGCTGCCGAACTCCGGGCGATGCGGGTCGCTGCCGCGGGGAGTCCGCAGGATAATTTGAATCGCCTGCCGGATATCATCCAGCCCCCGGACAATTTCGCCGGGAGCCTGCAGGGCTGGTTGCCAGAATACTGAGGTTGTTTTCATGGGGGCAGTATTGCCCCCGTGCGGGAACGCTGATATTAAAGGCGTTTAAAAAGCTCAGTGGGAGTGGTGGCTGGAGTTTTCGCCATCAGACAACATACTGCCCGTGGCATGGGCATTCCCTTTAATCTCGATATTGCCATGGATGGTCGCGGTAACACCTTCACCACCAGAACCCGCCATGCCTCCTTCGTAAATCAGCTTACCCCTGACACGCAGATCTCCGGTAAGTTCGGTTTCCGGTGCGTCAATCGTGGCTTTCTGTGTTTTCAATACCACATCAGCACCACACTCAATGACAATATGCTCAATGCCGCCCCGGATGATCAGAGTGTGCGTCTTCCGGTTGTAGCTGTACTCTGCACCATCAGCAAACCGGGTTCCCCGGATATTTTTGTCACTGAACGGTGGTTTATCGACGTCTGAATACACCGCGCCCAGAATAACACCATCCTCGCCGTTGGCATCGAGCAGCACCTCAACCTGCTCCCCCACGTCAGGGAGCCAGTAATCTTTGTTATCCTGGGTATTGCGCTGCAGCACGTTAAGCCAGTTTGTGCGCAGGTTATCGCATTCAGGCAGACGAACGCGGGCCTGAACCCTGTCGGCATCAACGGCACTGACCGTACCGACCTGACGAGTGACACCAGTCATTTTTTCTTCTCCTTAATCACCGTCGATGTACTGCCATCCGGGTGATAAACCGTGAGTTTCTGAGTTTTTTGTTTTTTCCCTCTTGTGACTGGCCCCCGTGCCACTTCCAGCTCTGTGGTGTAGCCGCTGTTACGGTCAAACGCATGGCGGGCAGTGGTTATGAGCCATGGCCCGGATAACTGCCCAAAACCCACCAGTTCAATTTTGTTGCCTGCTGTCAGTTGAGGTGTTCCCGTCAGCGTCAGGGAGCCGTTCTGCTGGTATTCGTTATGTCTGGCCAGTGCTGAATCCGCTTTAATCCGGGCACTGTCCGGGTCGTTGACGCGGCTGTTAACTTTAAGTGAGTCAGCGCTGGTAACCTTACCACCTTTGAGCTTTTTGTCGCTTTCACGGGTACCACCATCAGCTTCGTAGACGATCAGTTTTTTACTGCTGCTTTTCTGGTGTTTTACCTTTGCAGATTTATAGACCCGGTTGATGGTGTCACGCAGGGAAAAGCGGGCCACATCCTGCGGTTTTAACTGCCTGACCGGCTCCTGACTGCGCAGTGTGGCCAGATGAGAAAAAATCAGCTGGTCACTGACCACTTTCACTGCATAACCATACTCGCTGGCCAGCCGGCGCAGAAAACCCACGTCGGTTTCAGCATACTGGGTCACCCGGTCGATTCTGATGGACTCAATGCTGCCCACCAGTTTCAGCCGGTGCTTTCTGGCAATCCGCCCCGCAACAGCTGCCAGCGTGGTGTTCTCAAAACCACGACTGGTTTTAGTCCGCAGGGCACTGTTAACCGAGGTGGCCACCCCACGGATAGAAACAACGGAAGCGGGCGAACTCACTTCGATCTCGTCTATAGAGAACGTACCGCAGGACAGCAGCTTCTCGCCCTGATAGCCCATTTTCAGCGTCAGCGTGTCACCCTTGCCCGGATACCATTTATCCAGCCAGCGGCCATCGGTGTCGTCCAGCTCCACCTCAATGGTATCGGACTCATTTTTGATGTTATCGCTCCAGGTCACACGGGTGACATAAGGCGCGATATCAGAGGTGATGTTTTTCTGCAGATACCACAGAGTGAACACCGGTGTCAGCACATCGCTGACGCCGGTTAACGCTGATGTGACTTGCGCAGTGCTGTTTATCTCAGCCATGGGGCAATATCCTCTTCTGTACGGGCTTCTTCAGCCTCAATCACCGGGATCAGTAACAACAGCCCGGAGGGCAGCACCGGCGTGATGGCCACGTGCGGATTGGCGGCAATAATCCGGGGATAGCCCAGCGGGTCACCGTAGTACTGCCATGCCAGCGAATCCCAGCGCTCTCCGTCACGGGTAACATGTTCAAGAAACATCACACACTCCTCGTCAGTATTCTGGCGGCCATTGCACTTAATCCCGGAGACATGCGGTTGAATGCTGTGCCGGCGGCGTTAAGCTGCCCGGAAACGGTATCCAGAGCACCTGCAATATTTCTTTTGTCCACACCACTCAGCGCAGACTGTGCCTGCTGTACATACGTGGCTGCTTCGCTGGCTGTTCTGGCCAGACTGATGGCATCGGGCATGGATTCAGAGAGTGCGTTAAACGCCGGAACACTTTTCCCCAGAGCCCCGGAGATATTACCCAGTCCGCTCATCAGCCCCGGCACACGGGTCAGTGCGACAACGGGGTTATCCTTCATTTTCTGTGTCACCCGAACGGCGCTGATAGTGGTCTGGAGTACAGACTGCGCCTGTTTCGCATAGTTGACGCCGTTGCGGATGAACTGCGCCACCCCTGAAGGTGAAGGAATGGCACCGGAGACCGCCCCGACACCCGGGAGCTTCGTGCGTATTGCCGGTGGTTGCAGAGGATTTTTCGGGTCACCGGTGTATTCCCGGAGAGACACGGTGGCACTGACAGCCAGCACGTTGCCGGTACTGTCAGTCTGCTCGCTGGTTGCAGTCACATCGGTAATCACGAACCAGCCGCGATAGTCACCGTTGCCGAAGACCAGCGCCAGTGCCTGATGGGCTTTCATGGCTGTTCGCAGTCTCGCCAGCTCCACATCGGGTACACAATAATGCTGATGGAAAACCAGAGTTATCTGGATTTCGTCCAGCCTGTCGCCGACGAACTGCAGGCCAGGCTTACCCCCGATGCGGGCATGCTCCGCATAATCGACGCCGAACGTGGCCTCGAAGCCGTCCCAGTAGGTAATCAGCTCAAACTCAATATCACCCAGTACGGCAAACATCAGCGGTACTCCTTACGTTGTTTCTGAGCCAGCAGACGCTCCAGCATTTTTTCCAGCTCATGCAGACTCATATTCAGGGCACCAGTCAGTCCTGCAGGCGCTGTGGTTTCCCTGCCATTGAGGAAAAACTGAGGATTAAAGCTGACCTGGATACCACCAGACGTTCCACCGCCGGTTGCAGCTGCACCACGGCCTGAATATCCGGCAGCCAGGATTTCAGGCGAGGGGATACGGGGAACATCCGGTGTCATCTCATTTGCCAGACGTTGCCCTGGTAAAATCGATGCCCGGGTGGAGAGCGGAATAGCGGGCATGGAAGACAAACTATTGATTACGGCTCCGATCGCATTTTTAGCAGACGACATAAACCCATTGATATCGGGCAACGGCATACTGAAGCGAACACCTGAAGTGTTATCTCGTATTTCTGGCCCCTGAATGCTCACGGGCATTCTGGGGAGCAGTTCACTGGCCATTCGCTGCCCGGCCAGAGCTGCAAGCGGAGTGGTCCGCTGCAGGCCAATGGCGGCCCCCTGCGCGATATTGTCACCAAAGCCCATAAACACGCGGCTCGGCGAATGAATGCCCAGCTTTTCGCTGAACCAGCCACTGATGCTGTCACCCATTCCGGTTACACTGGATTTGAGCGACTCCCATTTGTTTTTGATACCGTTAATCAGACCATCGACAAGATGGCCACCGAAGTCGGTAAACTTTGCCGGCAGATCAACACCAAGATATTTCAGCGCAACTGCAAAGGCTTTATAGAGCAGACCTGCCGGCGACCAGTTAATCAGCAGCTTACCAGTTCCCGCGATACCGCCGTTAAAGGCTTCCTGAATGTCAGCCCAGCACTGTTTAAACCAGCTACTGATGCTGTCACCCATTCCGGTTACACTGGATTTGAGCGACCCCCATTTGTTTTTGATACCGTTAATCAGACCGTCGATAAGATGGCCACCGAAGTCGGTGAACTTTGCCGGCAGAGCAACGCCGAAATATTTCAGCGCAGCCGCAAAGGCTTTATAGAGCAGGCCTGCCGGCGACCAGTTAATCAGCAACTTACCAATTCCCACAATGCCGCCGTTAAAGGCTTCCTGAATGTCTGCCCAGCGCTGTTTAAACCAGCCACTGACTGCCCCCCAGTTGCGGTAGATAAGGTAAGCTGCTGCCGCGACAGCGGTGATAACGAGACCGATGGGATTCATCATCAGCGCACGTCCAATCCAGAGAACAGCACGTCCGGCGAGCATAATTCCGCGAACCAGCCCCCCGGAGAGCACGCCACTCAGTGTTCTGGCTCCTCTGGCGACGGCGCTAAATCCGGTCACCAGCCAGCGGAGCTTACCGCCTTGCCCCAGTGCGAGCGACAGACGAAGCCAGTTGGCCCGAAGTAAAACAGCATTTTTCCAGACACTTACAAAGGGGGAAATAAGGAGATTCAGCCCCAGTTTGAGACCAACAGTCGCTATCTTAATCGCAAGGAGCGCACTGATGAGCTTAAAAGCCCCACTGACAAATTGCGGGTGAGTCGCTACCCAGTGTTTTGCCCCCTGAATGAGTGGAAGCAGTTCCTGAGTCAAAGAAATAAAAGATGGAGCTAATTGATCGCCCAGCGTAATTGCCAGATCGCGACTGCTGACCATAAGTGTTTTAGTGGCTTCAAGGGGAGATTTCAGCCGCTGATCATAAGCACTGGCAAGCAAATCGTTATCCGCAGCCCTGAGAGCACCGGCACGGATCTCTCGATATCTGTCCATGTTGGCCAGCATCGGGCGGATAAATGCCATGACCTGCATATCCGCGAACATATCGCCCAGACCAAAGTTTTTCGCCAGAGCCTGAAGTGCCTCATCTCTTGCCGTATCATTCTTTATTTTCATGGCTGATTTGAAGCCGGCCAGCGCTTCGGGGCTTTTGGCATTGAGGTAACGTTCTATAACACTCAACATCCCTTCAATCGGAGAGATCCCCGCAGCTTTATAACTCGCAATAGATCCCTGCAAATCAATACCCAGATCAGCAAACTGTTTCTGAGTATCGCGGGCAAAAATTTTGGTAAGAAAGTTTTTAAAATTATTGGCTGCTTCGTCGGTGGAACCTGCACCGATTTTTGCTATCTGGAGACTGGCCCCGATTTCAGCAACAGCCTCTTTTCCACTGGCAATACCCGCCATCATTGGGGCCAGGGACTGCATCCACTTGACCTGATCCGGGATTTCAAATGACCCCTGGTCACCGGCATAAGCCATAATATTCTGAACGGCACCAAAATCTCTGGCCGCACCTTTCAGGGAGTTTTGCCAGACTGCGGCCACTTTTGCCCAGTCCTGAGCAGACGTGCGTGTTGCCGTTGCCGCGCGGGCAATATCCGGCATCAGAAAACCGATATCTGACACATTATCAATATTGTCGCTGATGAGTGAACCCACCGCCTCCTGCAGCTCATCCTGATACTGATTGTATTTAAGCGCCCAGCCTTTTATCTGTCCGGCAAGTGCATCCCGCGTTTTATTGTCATATTTTGCGGTGATCGACATATCAATCATTTTGTCCTGAAAAAACATGGACTGCTGAACGGCAGGGGAAACCGTATGATAAACAGTCTGAGCCATGCCATACGCTTCAATCCCCTGACCATACAGCGCCATGCGGTTAGCTTTCAGCGCATCACTGGTAGCGGATGCCGCTGACAGACGGCGCTGCTGGCGCTCAATTTGCTCCATGGTGCGGCTTACCCGCAGCAGCTCGCTGTTGAGATGCTGCATCCGGGAAGAACCCAGTTGACCATAACGTTCTGTTGCACGGGTTAAAGCGTTCTGACGTTCCTGCAGGCGGCGTGAGGTATCGCTCAGGGAATCAAGCGCACGGCGGGTACCGCTCATTGCAGAACGGAATGTGCTGCCAATCATCCCGCCGATAACAACGCCGACTGAAAACTGTCCCGACATAGTGGTTAACCTCCGGGGAAGGTGAAAAGACGTGAGGGGATAACGCAGAACAGCCGCTACTGGCGGCTGTCTGTACTATGATTTGTCGCCGTACTCGCTTTTGATTTGCTCTTCAGCCTGCTCCAGCCACATCTCCAGATCGTCAGTATCGAGGGCATCAATCTCCCCCGGCTGAAACCGGAACCATCTCGCCAGCAGCCCCTGCGCCTGCGTCAGCGCCCTGGTTGCTCTCACCCATCCCCGTGATGAGCTGAAATCGTTTCTGTAACTGCAGGTAATCAGCCAGATCCATATTGTCGAGATCTTCCGGGAGAAGACCAGTACTGCGGGCAATCAGCGGTTCGTCCCAGTCTGCCGGGTTTTTGCTGATTTTGCGCACCTGCTTCAGGTCTTTTACCGTCAGGCGTTTCAGTTCAACCAGCTCAATTCTGGTACCTGCAGCAGTGGTGAAGGGATAAGACAATTTAAAAGTATCGGATGGGGTCTGTGACATGATTGTGCTCCTGTGTAAGTTCAGGGCAGTATGTCGGGAGAAGCGCGTGACGGATATTAAAGGAGATTAAGAAGAAGGGGCCGGAGCCCCTGTGATGTCAGCAAGTGCGAAACCCCTTGCAGTTACGCAGGAAAGCGATGAGAAGCGTCTTTCCCTCAGATTTGTCGGTGCCGGAGAACCAGTGGTCGGGAGGCTCCTATGCTTCAATCAAATCCTCCAGTTTGCGGGCCTTTGAACGTGTGCAGTCAATCGGGTCATTGGTTTTACGGGTATTAAAAAGGGTTTCCACCCCCGGAATATCAAGGAGGGTAAACCACGTACCATTTGACATGCCCAGTGCCGCACATCGTCCTCCTTTATCCGTCAGTTCAACACTCACCGTCAGCCCCCGATATTGATACGGTAGTCAGTCAGTTGATCAACACCTCCGACCCGGAAGATGTTGGCCAGATAGTCCAGTTGCAGCAGCTCTTCACCATCCAGTACCTGTCTGATATACGTGCAGGTGAAGCTACTGGAGAACTCGGCGTTCTCGTGCTGTTTGAACGTCCCCAGCGGGTTCTTCTTGAACATAATCGTCAGGAAGGTGACCAGCGGGATTTCGTCAATCAGCCCCTGCGAGCTGTAGCGCTGGACGCTGGAACGACACTGCAGTGCCAGCGACCTGTACGGGTTCGCGGCAGACAGCATCGCATCGCGGTAAAAGCTGTTCCATTTGATTTCGCCTTCCAGTTTGTCAAAACCAGCCGGGAGTTCCACCTTACCCACCATCCCCAGCGCCTTGTGTTCCTGCATAATCATGGAGACATCGGGGAGTTTAACTTCCTCAGCCCGTCCCAGCAGGTTAGTACCATCCAGATAGATGTTGGCATTCGTGATGCGGTTTATCTCAATCTTTGACATCAGTTGCCCCCTTTCAGGGTTAACAGGTATTCCGAGGTGATCTCAGTCTCAAACGTCAGTCGCTCCAGCGGCGGTGGTGGCGTATATTTGTAGCTCAGCAACAGGTGCCCGGCGGCCAGCTCCGTCTCCGGATTGCGGGCCGGATCAAACCAGCAACGGAAGCCCAGTACCGCACCATCACCAGTCATTTTGCGACCGTAGGCGTTGACCGACTCCGTCAGTGCATCAATCAGCGCCTGAGTAATCGGCATGTCGATGTACTGCTGGCTGAAATAACGAATGGACTCGTTGATCACATCACCGGTGCGGCGAACGTTCTCAAAGTTACGCATATGGGTGACCGTTGGCCATGCTGCCGTCCGGTTACCCCACAGACGAAGGCCGCTGCCGTAACTGCTGAATACCGTGGTGATCCCCTGTTCGTTAAGCAGGTTCACCTCACTCTGCGGGTCATCAATCATCGCGGACAGCTGGCGCTCCACGCCGGTGATCCCCAGAATCTCCTGATTGGAGGATGACCACCAGTAGCCCTTGTCCAGATCGACTCTGGCACGCAGACCTGCTGCACGCTGGCTGAGCGGCTCCAGACGCTCTGTGTTTGTCACCGGGTCATATACCTTCACATGCGGATAGCACAGACGGACGCGGTCGGAGCTGGTATTGAAGTTGATGGTGCCTTCCGGGCCACGACCTGCCAGAGCCTGTGCAAAGGTGGTACCGACAGGCGCATCAATGTAGGTTACCGCGCCCAGCTTCTCTGCCATGGCGATAAGCTCAACTGCGACACTCTTCTGGGTGCAGAACACCGGCGCAATCAGAATTTTGGCGAAATAGCCGTACAGGTTGAAGCTGTCGTTAAGCAGCTTCATGCCGGTTCGGTTTCCGGCGCTGTTCACCCCGCCGATGATGTCCGCCGCAGTCACCTTCGACGGGTCCGCGTACTCATAGCTCACCTTCACGCTGCCACCGGCCTCAATAGCCTTGCCCAGGTTCGTGAGCACACCCGCCTGCGCATCAACACGGTAGTCCGTGTTCGCCGTGTGGGTGGTGCTGCCTTCACTGTTTTTCACCACCACATTAGCGACAACCGGATGCGCCAGTCTGGCCTGCCCTGTCGATTTGTCAAAGGTAACCACCTCATCCTCGATCGCCGTTTTATGTTTCGCCGGGTCGAGGACGTTAATGACCAGAACGGTACCTGCACCATGGTCATAAATCGCATCCAGCGCCTGCGGAATGGTAAAGCCGGTGAACTGGCTGCCAAATGCCGCTGCGTCTTTCTCAGACAGGCACTGTACCAGCGTATTGACATCCCCCATCGGGGCGGTACCAATCAGGCCAATAACGGCAGATTTCACCGTTTTAACCGGGCGGGCACCGTTTTCCACCTCAATGGTTTCGGGACCATGCAGATAGTTAGCTGCCATGGGTGTCCTCCGTTTTCACTTCGCTGTCACTGCTGCTTCTGCGCTTTGGTGACTGCACAGCCGGTGTGCCGGCGGGTTTAGTCTCTTCAGGTACCGGCGTCAGATGTTTCAGCGCCACCAGTACCTTCACGTAGTCATGCTCCTCCGGCAGGGAAACCGTCTTCCCCGGCCAGAGCAGGATTTCGGTTCCGTCCGACAGCGTGACGCCGCTGGCCGGGCCGGAATAGCGGTATTCTTTCATCACTCGCTTTCCTCATAGTTCACTTCGGTTAACAGCGGGCCGGACGGTAAATCGCTGTCTTCGATAAAGACGCTTTCAGTCGCGAAGTCGAGGGCGTACTGCCACAGCCCCCTGACTTCACCGATAAACACCTCGCGGGTCAGCCAGATACGGCGGCGGCAGCCGGGCGGGGTGTGGCCACCGAGAATGCGGCGGACAGCATCCAGGACATTAATCGCCCCTTTTTTACCGTTGAGCTGGCGGAAGACCACCGTGACGCAGAGCTGGATAGTCTGAGACTGGATCACTGCACCGGTATCATCCGGCCTGTCAAAGCGCGAACCGGCATAGCTCAACAGCAACGCGCCAACCGGATGGTTCAGGCGATATTCAGCCGGTTTCTCCGGGAAGTACTCCACCTGCAGTTGCGGCAGCTTCTCGCGTAACCGGGCCAGTACCGCATCAAGGACGGGCAGAACGTTCATCAGTATTTCTCCAGTAAACCGTCACGACCGCCGAAAGTAGCCGGGCGACTGCGTACACGAAACTCGCTAGGCTCAGGCACATCTTTCTGAGTGGACGGCAGCCCCAGCGTGAGCCTGTTATCACGTAACTCCCTGAGTTGCCGCAGCGCTTCTTTGTGGTCATCCTTCACCGTATCCGGGAGGTCACCTTCCGGGCGGCGGGCGTAGAGCCGGTAACGGACCAGCGTGATGGCAATGTCCCGCAGAACAGTCGGTATCTCTGCCAGTGGCAGGATATAGCGTCCGCGCAGATGGGCATCAATCAGCTCGTCGGCATAGCGGATACAGCTGTCCACCACACGGGTATTCACTGTTGCAGGTGAGTCGAAGTCCATCTCTTCACTGGTGAGCTCGATAAGCGTCCGCTCCGGCACCTGCGCAAGCAAATCCTCCAGGGTGCAGTACATGTCACACCCCGCGCAGGATACGAATGACGTCGCCTTCACCCCCGGCTTCATCAAGTGCAATACCACAGGATTTACCGTCGCCGGACTGCGGCACGGCTCTGGCCTGAGCATCTGACTGAACAGCCACACCACGGCTGACAGCGGCCCCGGCCTCGACAGCAATAATGCCCAGAACGCTCACCGGCGTGCTGTCGCCGGTAACAGCATCCACTTCGGCAACCCCGAGCGCTGCGGCACCGGCTTTACAGGGGGTATTATCTGCCCCGACAAAACGCTGCTGTGCCAGTGCTGCCCCTGCCGTTACGGTTGTGATCAGAATGACCTGCTGAGTGGTTCCCATAACGCCTCCTTATTTACTGATACCGGTAATGAGATACCCGGCATCGCCACCAACCACGGCGACTTTGTAGATATCGGTATAACGGCAGTACTTCACCTTGCCACCGGCTCCGTCGTATTTGTCGGCAACAGGCATCCCCTTACGACGCAGGGTGTAGCCGAAGGACGGCTCGTTCTCGTCCGCGCTGTCCGCCCCCGGCTGCGGTTTGCCGACATAGTGCAGCATCAGATTGTCTCCCCAGATATCCGCCGGCACGCTGTTCTTATCCATTGCCGCTTTCATGGACGGCAGGGAGACTGGGGCACCGATGACGATCTCTTCGATCTGAAAGAGGTCCTGCAGGATTTCTGTGGTGATGCGCTTGCGTTCGTTGGCTCCGATGGCGGCCTGAATCGCCGGGTGGAACTTCAGCAGCGCCATCACGCCGGCCCCCATGGTCATCAGGTTAGGACGCAGCCCCGTGGCCGTACGGACCGCTTCCATACCGGCTTCAATCACCCCGATGGGGTCCCCCTTACCACCGGCCCAGCGATCACTGGCTGTCAGTTTTTTGACGTGCCCGGTACGGTAGACCTTTTCATCCTGAGCCAGACGGGCAGCGATAAGTTCACGGCGCAGGTTCACGCCATTCGTGGCGCGACGGATGGCCTTGCTCTCTTCGTTAAACATGGACTCCGCCTGCTCGCGATAGTCCACCGGCGCAGCCAGATCGTGTTCACCCAGCACCAGGTCCAGCGTGCCTGTTTTTTCACGGACCAGAACATTGCTGTCCGCCCCGACGGCACGCTCGGTGTCATATTCCACAAAGGCGGTTTTCCCGAAGGTCGGTACACGCACGCCTTCCTTGTCCGTCAGCACGACGGGGAAAATACGTTCGCCGATGAATGCGGCATTTTTATAGCCACGGGCGATACTGGTCAGTACCGGATCAACGACACGTTTACCTTTTAAGTAATCAGACATGCTCTCTCCTTAAATTACAGGCAGCGTGCGACAGCAGCCTCATAGCTGATGCCTTCTTTTTTGGACAGGGCCACTGCTTTCTGATGCAGGGCCAGACGCTCAGGATCGGCTTCCGCAAACTCTGCCACATCCACCTTCACCGTGTCGCCGACACGCTCTTTTGTGGCCTGTTCGGCGAAATTCATCACCGGCTCCCCGTCGGAGAGCAATGAACGAAAGGCGGTGGCCAGCGGTGTGCGGCTTTCCCCCTCAGCAAACTCCACCGGCTTGTCGCCACCGGCGACGGCATCCAGCAGGGCAACCACCACGGAGGAGGCGCGGGGAGCCAGACGGCCCTCTGCGACCAGTTTTTCTGCAAAGGCCACATTGTCCTTATGCAGTTGCTCCTGTCTGACCTGTGCATCACGCGCATCGCGATCAGCAGCCTGCTGCTTCAGGCGGCGGTTCTCCTCCTGAAGGGCTTCAATCTCTTCTTTTGTCATCGATGATTCCTCGTTACTTGCGGAAGACGGCCCTGGGCCTGTCTCACTGAATTGTGCACCTGCTGCATCCTGCGACAGTGTGTCGCGGTACGCCTCTTCGCGCAGACTGTTGAGCTGCCATTCCGGCAGGACTTTTTCTGCCTCGTCCAGACTGAAGCGGGCGATCAGAAAATCGCGCAGCTTTCCCCACAGGGAGGCATTCGTGATGGCCTGCCAGTCGGCGAACTCCACCACACCTTCTTCCTGCTCACTGAAGGACACCTGTTTCAGCCCCTTGATGGAAGGTGGCTGTGCCCCGAGAAAGCCCACATGGCGAAGGTAGAGCACGCCGGGCTTCGGATTGGACGGTGAATCCGGGAGGTAGAAAGAGGCGGACACTTTTTTGAATCGTCCGTCGGTGACCATCTCAGCAAACTGCGGGTCCAGCTGGGCAGGCTCTGCCATCAGATCGACGCCGCTGAGCGACAGGGCTTTCACCCAGCCCCACGCCGGGTCTTCCGTTCTGGGATGACCAATCACGAGTGGTGCTTCATGGACGGACGGGTCATAGGCTTTCACGCAGGCGGCAAGATCGTCTGGCGTGAACGGCAGTTTTTTGCCGTGCATATCGGTATGAGTACCGGCTTTAAAAATGTGAATGGCTGACATTTTGCTGTCCCGCGTTATGTTGTCGGAGACAGTTTGTGAGAAATGCAGGCCCGGCGATTTTAATCTGCTTTAGAAAACATCAGGGGAGAAGGACAGGGAAAGCAATGCGGTGAACCGGAGGCGGTTATAAAACAGAGGCTGTAAAGCCTTTATAAAGGTAATACAGCCCCTCATTCTCTGGCAATGATAAATCACCCGCCTGAAGAGAGAAAACTCAGCGACGGGCCGCTGATTCAAGATGGCGGACAATGGTATCGAGGATGGGGATTACCACTTCAGGCTGTAGTTCTCCATCCCCCGTCACCGGCAGGAACGGGCGGGCCGGAAGTTCAACAGACTCATTACGCCCCGTTTTACCCCCGAACTGGTGAATGGCACCGTAAACAACGTTGGTCCCCACAACAGCCTGCCGGTCGTCATGGTCGGTTGATACTGACCCCATCAGACGCCCGGTATCCTGCAGTGTCTGCCCGTCACGTTCTTCCGCTGCCAGCGAGGGCATCCACCCCGGACGCCCCTCATCAAGAAAGTTAAACTGTGTTTCCGCCAGCAGGGTTCCGGCGATTTTGCGCATCGCGGGCTCCAGGTCTGTGGCAGCAAGATCCAGCGCACGGAGGCTCCGGCGCAGGGATTTATCGTTAATGGTGATACTGACCAGGTTATCGGAAGCCATTGTTATCCTCTCAGTTCCTGTTGTGCCAGTGGCTGAAGCGTACCCTGATAGCGGGCCAGGTCGGGACGGTATGCTGCCCCCGGTGCATAAGACCAGCCGACGTCGGTGGTCACCTTCGGGGTGCCGGTATTAAAGGTGGCCACGTTCCGCATTTCGCCGGTTTTCTCTGAGACCAGTTTCAGTTCCTGGCCCATGGCAGAGCCGGAGCTGATAACCTTCAGGCCACGGGCACGTACATCCGCCGCACTCAGGGCAATCACACTACAGCGGCAGCGCCAGCCGTTCGGCGGGTAAAATGCCTGCCAGAACGGGTCATCCCAGCGCAGCACCAGACCATGCAGCGCCAGATGGCTCCTGCGGGTATGGCTGTCGTTGATGCCGGTATACATCCAGTACGGCCTGTCGTCGACGTTTTCCATCTGTTCCGCCCAACGACCGGCGCTGTAGAGTACGGACATATTGGTGCGAAAGATGGTATCGAGCCGCCACGGACTGCCCTGCTGAATGGTGACCGGCTCACCCGTTACCGGGTCAGTCGTGTCACGTGGTCCCCACCATCCCTTACGCTTCAGCACCGGCTCCAGCTCCTGCCGGAACCAGCGATCGGTTTTTCCTTCATCGACAGCCTGCTGCAGTGCCCCGCGAATATCTTCCAGGATATCCAGGCGGGTCACTTTAGCAACGGTAAAGGCGCGGGCATGGGCCTCCTGCCACATTTCTTCCCAGTCCCAGGTAATCTGATACCCTTTGGACTTCAGGTAGTTGATTGCCCGCTTCGGGGGAAGCGTCATGCAGTACGCCAGTTCAGCCGTTGTCACGCTCATGCAGACGCCCCCAGATATTTGTCACAAAGAGAATGCGGGCCAGCCGCTCCTGCAGATCGTCCGTGTTCATCTGAGGGTAGAGCTCCGCCAGTTCGCCCAGCAGCTCAGACGGGTTAACCCCATTTTCGACCCGCCTGAACAGAGGTGCCAGGACGGGTTCCAGCGTGCCATTTAACGCGCCTCCGTTCATCAGAATGTCCAGCGCGTCGTCAAGCTGCTGCTGAGCCTGAATATCAGCATCAATCGCCTCGGCAAATGACAGCGGCAGCATGTTATTCTGGCGTTCCGACGGTGGTGTCTCGTCAATATCGCCGTCCTGCAGTTGGTACTCACGCTTGAAGTACTGCGGGGTCAGACGCAGACCCGCCCGGGTGAGTTTTTCGTCGCGGGTGGCACGGGTGTCATCAATGGCCTCCTGTTCCCACATGGCCCAGACCGGACACGGCACATCGCCGAAGTTCAGGGTGACCACCGTTCTGATGACCTGATTCACTGCCGCCTGAATGATGTCCGCATCCGCATCGCGGATATCAGCCGTTACCTCCAGCCCGGCCTGTGCAGAGGCCTTGTTACTGTTCGCTTCCGTGGTCTGATTCTGACCGAGTAATGCAATGGAGATCTCACTGCGTGACAGTGTGATCAGCTCGCGAAATACCTCGCTGCTGTCTGCCTTGCCATCCGCTGCCCTGAGCTCAATACTGCTGTCATCGGGGATGGCGGCCACCGCGTCCTCCACCATCTGCTCCATGGAGTCCAGCAGTTTTTCAATCTCTGCATCATTTGCGCCCCTCGGGTGCTTACCGATCACCCACGGGGAGCCAAACTTTTCGGCAAAGCGGAGCCAGAATTTCATCCCGCCTTTCTTGAAGGCGACCGGCCAGAAGCACATGGACAGGTCCGGGAAACCGTAAGGATTGTCATACGAGGCATCCTGTGCCGGCACCACGAATTTTGACGGTGACAGCAGCTCACCCTCCACACCCGCATCACGCGCCCGGAAGCGCAGGCAGTTGTCCGTATCAAACTGAAACCACTCAGGCGGTTTGCCGACAATATCCGTCACCGCCCACGACCTGACCGAACGGCCCCACATGATTTCACAGGGCTGATACCCGTAGAGCACGGCATCGCTCATTTCACCGATGATGCGGGACAGATCCAGATCGTCGAGCATGTCGCGGATGAAACGGAAGACCCGGGCAGAGGCGTGACCACGCTCCAGTCCACGCTCCAGCGATTTGAGCGCTGCTTTACGTCTGCGGATACAGCCCCCGACCAGCGGGTCGGTGCGCAGTTCGCGGTAGATACGGATATCCCGTCCCTGAGCCTTGAGAATGGGATCAGGATTGGGCAGATACATGCCCAGTCCGTAAAAGTCGATCGCGCGGCTGCGGGAGGCAATCTGCGCGGTCAGTGATTTCTGAGGCTCAGAAAAAGCAACAAATTCATCGGGTGAAACCCAGATACCCCTCGCCATCAGAATCCCTCCAGCATACGGGCCGCCTGACGACGACGGCGTGAGCTTGCCTTCACCGGCCCTTTGTTAATTTCACGGCTGGCGAAATACGCCAGCGCCAGTGCGATGGCTGAATCCCCGTGGCGTTTACCACCGTCAGCCTTTGCTTTTGAGCGTTGCTCCGGTACGCGGGGGACACCGTTCACCACCTGAACGGCCCGCAGGTCATCCAGTGTGTCTTCATCCTTTGGTAAGTCCACCAGGTTACCGTCTTCCAGTGCAGCTTTGACCGGAGGCATATGCTCCCGGTACCAGCCTTCGGTTGGCATCACCTGCTGAACCCGGCTGGAGCCGTAGCGCTGCATGGCGTATTCAGCCAGATAGGCACCATTACCACGGGCATCAAACGCTGCACCCAGCAGACCGGGCAGGCCATCCATCAGATACCAGGTGATTTGCTCCTGCTGTCTGAACGGCACGTTACGCAGCTCCAGTACGAATGGCACGCGTCGTACCAGGTTCTTCTCCTGCAGCAGGGGATAGTCCACCGACAAATCACCGCTACGGCCAAAGTCGCGCCCCAGGAAAGAGCGGGCATCAGTGGGGAGTGCCTCCAGCAAGGGTTTCAGATACTCATCAAGCCAGTCCTGCGTCTCGCGGAAGCGAACCTCATCAGACAGCAGTTCATAACCTTCCTTGCAGGTCAGACGCAATACCGGCGTATCAGCGGACATGCGGGACTCTATCAGGGCACGGGACAGCCAGGCACCGCCACCGTTGGCCGGAATACAGTCAAGCTCTTCGGATGCGCCGGCACCGTAGAATTTGTACACCGATGCCATCCAGGCCTGCTCGGATGCCTCCGACCATTCCTTCCCGGTGCGCAGACAGACGCGCCGGAACAGCCCCTCAGATACGGCTTCCCGGAAAGTGATGCGATGTATGCTGCCTCCCTGACGTCCGGCACGGATATCCCCGATAAGCGTATTGAACGGATTGTCGTCACCGTCATGGGTGGAGATAACGCGTACCTTTCCCCCCCAGATAAGCATCGCCAGCGCCGCTTTCAGCAGTTCGTCCAGTTGCTCATGGAACGCCGCTTCGTCGATAACAATAATACCCTGACGGCCACGCAGGTTAGACGGGCGGCTGGAGAGCGCAACAATACGAAAGCCGGAGTCAGGAAATTTGATGGTGTAAGTCTTGATGTGTTTGTCGTCGTCGTCCTCTTCCCAGAATCCTTCTTCAATTTCACTGGCCGCATAGTTGAATGCCCGTGCCCACATCGCACACGCCTGAATGTATTCGACGGTCATGTCCTGGTTATAAGCGATGTAATACACATTCATCCCGCCTGCTGGCGCAGAAGAGGCGGCGGTCAGTACGTTATCGGATGCCTCAGCCCATGTAATACCGGTACGACGGCTCTTTTCTATCACCTTAAGCGGAGAGGTGTCTGCCACCCAGCGCTGCTGGTAAGGCAGCAGAACGGGAGGGGCATCCAGCGCCGAGGTATCAGGCAAAACGGGAGCAAGGTTATTCCTCCCGTCCATGGGACTCATCCCTTCGGGGCCGCCGCCAGCGGCGTTTAAAATCACTCCGGATGATTTTGTCATGTGGCAATCCCCAGAATCTCGCGACGAAGCGCCTGTACTGCGTCGCTTGACAGTCCCCCCTTACGGGCAATTTTCTCGGCGTTGCTGGCTGCCTACTGCGCTCTGGCCCGTACTTCAGACTGGAACTTTTTGAGGTTGACGGACGCGCGGGACAGCGTAGCCACATTCTTCGCCACCTTCGACAGCAGGGCCACGCGTTCTTTAGGATCGACTTCGCCTTCTTCCGCCTCCTGCAACTGGACAATACTCTCGAACAGCTCGGTCTGAATAAGGGCTATCACAGCCTCCGAACGCGCATCCTGATCGTCTGCTGCGCCTTCGGTCAGCATGCGGGCCGCTTCTGTTGCCGCACGGATAGCACCATAGCGGCGCTCAATCTTCTGTCCATAGCGATGGATAGCGGATTTGCTGATGACGTACCCCCGCTCACGCAGCAGGGACTCCAGCTCGTTATACCCGCTGAAGCCGGATTCAGTCAGCGCCCGTTCAAGCCAGCGGCGCACGTCTTCCGGCAGCTTTTCTATTGTGCTGCGTCTGGCCATTATTCACTCCAGTACTTTTCCGGGCGGGCAATACCCGGACCACATTCCACGGTGTATTCCACCAGGTCTACGCCGAGGCGGGTCAGGTCAGCAAACCAGTCGCCAGAAGGTTTTTTCTCCAGATCAACCATTTTACGGTCAGCCAGATAATCCAGTTCGCGGCGCAGTTCCAGCGGTGTGGTGTCCGGGTAGATGGCACGGGACACATCCAGCAGCAGCGTCTCGCTGGCGGTGTAAGGGCGGGTCTTGTTCAGGGCAACCAGCAGACTCCAGCGCAGGGATTCGCGGCGTACCCGGGTAATATCGACCATTATTGACCTCCGGTATTGCGGTACTGCTGTACCACTTCCAGTTTGTTATAAAGCGCGTCCAGTTTGGCCTCAATGACTGTCTGGCCACGGATATAATCCTCTCGACGGACATAATTCAGCGGTAAATCCGCTTTAAATCGCATAAATTCTTTTTCCAGCTCGCCCCAGTTGGAGGCGGATTGTTGCAGGGCCTGTTCAAGGGAGGCGAATCGTGCCGCCTGGCGTTCTTCTGTTTTACTGAACAACCATTTGGCGAGCCCTCCCACAAACCCCATGAAGGTGAGCAGAAAACTCACCACCGTCCAGAATTCAACCTGCAGTGTCATTTCTGTAATCCTTCCCGTTCATCCAGTAACGCGTTTATCTGGTTCCGCCAGCGACGACATTGTCCTGCGTTGTCGATGATGTTGGCGAGAACGTCACGCTGGGAGACACCCGAATCGCGTAACCGGGTGTCAGTGGTTTCAGGTTGCCCGGTCGCTGTGCCAGAGCGGGTGCCAGCGGCGGCAACTGAGTCTGAATGACCGGTGTCGACGGATGCGTTGTCATATCCGAGTGCGGCGTTGTACTGGCGCACGAAACCGCGAGTAAACACGCACTCAATGGGATGGCTCTTACCTTTTTCATCAATCCAGCGCTGTGTGACATCGTTAATTTGCCCCTGTAGTTGTTTATTCCGGCTCTCCAGTTGAGCAATCTGCTCAAGATAACCGGCTTCAGCCCGCTGCCCGGCGGCCACCTGCTCCTGATACCGTCTGGCCCAGGCCCGCAGCGCAGCATTCTCAAGCGTTGCCTGCTCCGTTTTGTACGCGTCAAATGCTGACTGCAACTGACTGAGCGCGGTATCACCGTCACGCTTTGCAGAGTCATGACCACTTCTGTATCCCATGGCATACAGGCCGACCAGAAAGGCATTGATAAGAATGGCCAGCAGAATGCCGCGCCACGGCAGCTTTTTAATCAGATGCCACACAACTGCTGCCTCCCCATGTGAGATATCGCGGTGCCAGTTCGCGCAGGATGCGCTGCGGATAATGGCGGTTCTCCCGCCAGCTGGCCGCATTGCGTCCGGCATTCACCGTGGCGACATGTCCGAACCAGCGGGTGCTGTCCAGACCTTTCTGTGATGCAAGCCGCCTGTCCCGTTGTACCCAGCCCAGACCACCGTTATAGCCCGACAGTGTCATGGCCATACGCTCGCAGTCACTGGCGGCGCTGACACGCTGCCACAGCCAGCGGTCATAGCTGACCAGCGCCCGGATAGCCCATGCCGGATTAAACGGCTCACGACTGCTCAGCATCGGTATCAACTGGCTTATCCAGTCGGCAGTGGCAGGCATGAACTGCGCCAGTCCCTGAGCGCCAGCCGGCGAGATCGCATCAGGTCGCCAGCCGCTTTCCTGATGCAGTTGCGCGGCGAAATCGGCCACCGGCGCAGACAGTCCCCATTCAAGCCGGGCATTACGGATCACATCATCGCGATACTGCAGCGCAGCCTGCGGAGGTTGTGCTGCGCATGCCTGGCTGAAAAAGCCGCCACACCAGAGCAACATTGCGACAAAGAATACCCATGCCATATGAACCAGAAAGGTCCCGGCGCGGACTGACAGGCGTTCGGTTCTGATGAAGACCCGAAAGGCTTCGAAAGCCAGTTTCAGGGACATGCATACAATCCAGGTGATCTGCGGCCAGTTCATGATTAAAGCCCCATCGCAACAGCCAGGCAGACCGCTGCAACAATCAGTGCACGGCGGATTAACGCAGCAGAAAACACCAGGTGAAGGCCGGTCTGTACCGGGAAACGCCCTTCAGCCATCAGCCTGTCGTCATGTTTCAGGTACTGACCGGGACGGGCTTTGGGGAAGAGCGAACGGTCAAGCCAGTAACCCAGCACTGCTGCCAGCGTGATGAGTGCCAGCTTGTAGATCACAACAGGCAGCTGCTGTGGTGAGACCAGAGCGATGGTGCCCAGCAACAGCACTGAGGTCAGCAGCCAGCCGCTGAGGCGAGGTTTTTTAACAGGGGGAATGAATTTTTTCAGGTTTTTCATGTGTGTCTCCTCGTTTGGTGGAGACAGCATCACAAATACAGGGCGCAAAGGATTTTAAAGCGCGTTAAGAGAGCCGGGGATACGGGATGTGCAGGATAAACGATGAATTATTCACAGAGGAGAATACGATATGACGCACACACTGAATCCGGTCATCACTGTCACTGTGTCCGGTCCTGTGGGCAGCGGTAAAAGTTACGTACTGGCGCGGATAGAAGAGATGGTGAAACAGGAACTCGGAAACAGCGTCATTGTCGATGCTGCTGACGTGGAGAATGAGCGCCGTATGAATGGCGAAGATCTGACGACCTGGCAGAAGCCACGGGGTGGCACAGTGATCAGGCTAGAGGAATACACGGGACAGGGCCTGTTGTCATACGGCGAGGAGCGTATCTGTCGGACGAATGAGCTGCTGGATGTTATATGCCCCACGGGCCGGCAACCCTGGATACTGCCCGATGCACTGCATGCCACCATTGCGGCACTGATGACAGTTTACGATCAGGAGCTGCTCATGAAGGAGTTACGTAAACTCACCGGTCAGCCAACAGAATGTTGTTCGTCTCCGAAGTACGGCAAACAGGAAAACGCCCCGGATAATCCTTAAGATACCTCCTGAACAGAAACAGCCCTGAAGGGCTGCACTAAAAAAAGAAGTGTATTATTGCCCAAACAGCTATAACGATGATTCCCAGCCCAAGAGCCGATTCTAACTTATCTTTGGCAGTCATTTTTACTGTTGTAGCGGGCGCAGGTAAGTCTTGCTGCTGTGGATTTTCTGTTAGTTGTTTACGAGAAGAAACATCGCCCCTATTAGTTTGCTTCATGTTGATTACAGATGCGTTATGGGCATTATCAGCAGCAATTGACTGAAGTTTTACAAAAGTTTTTGAATCTGTTTTAGCCAGAAGTAACCTATTTCCCGTAAACATTGCCTTAAAAGTGATAGTTTTTTTCGTCTTGTCCGCCGCACCAAGCAAACCTCCAATGACCAACCCTGCACCACCAAAGATTAATCCACCAAGCAAACCTGCGCCTGCCGCCTTACCTATACGGCTTTCCTCTTCACTATCCGCAAGTTCAATCGATAAAAGCTCTTCTTTCAGATTTAATACAATATTTTCAGGAAAGCCTTGTTTTGGTTTTTTGGCAAACACGATGGTACCGAACCCCATGCTTGCCCACCCTTTAGGAAAACTTCCTGCGATAACCTGAATCCCTGCCATGTTCATCACCTTTTACATTAAAATTTCAGAACGCAGCATGATGCCGCCTTTGTCTTTTTTCTGATCCCATGGTAATTCAGCTGTTATTTTCTATTTAAGAATAAAACGGTATTTACTGTCAGGAGTGCTTTGCTGATCAAGTAGCAGTGAACGACATGGAGCAGTCAAAACCCGAGCATAACTACCATCAGGGCTTATGTTAATGTAACAAACCTTGCCCTTAACACTATAATTTTCGGGGACGGATGCCTTTGCTGATACAGTAAATTTAAGGGTATGCCAGCCCGTTTTTTGCTTGTAGCTTGAAACCGAATGGAAATCATCTGAGTACTTATTTAACCCTGGAAACATGCTGCGCAGTGCGGGGATGGAATCTTCTATTATTTTATCGTTGGTTTTAATGTTAAAAACGCTGGTTTCAGTAGAAGCTACTGCTTTGGCATTTCCCCATTTACCAGCGAACACAATCATTCCCACGAAAAATATTGCTACAAGAACTAACACTCCCCCCAACACTACTACATGAGGCTTCCGGCTTCTGGTTGGTACAGTTGCGACTGATTTTGCACCGCTTTCCGATGGAGGTGATAGAGTTTTACTCTCATCACGAATATTCAGCAGATCATCAAAATAACCAAACACAGCCTGCAACTGCTCTTTGTCTAGGCCTTTAAGATGGGTTGTACCGAAATGCTTCAGACAGTATCTGTCACGGTCAAGACGATACCCAGGGTCAGTAAGCGCCATTATTTTGCTGACCAGAAGATTACAGTCCTTCATATTCTGGATCTGTTGTGCATATCTCTGAAGGATCTCAACCGCACCATGATAATCAGCCGCAGTCATTTCATTAACTGTTTTGGTATTAAGTTTCGTGTGGATCGTCATCCATAGCTCGCGCTTACTTTCCCCCAGATCAACCAATTCATCCATCAATCTGTGTAAATCGCGTTTTTGCAGCAACGAAATTGGTTGCTGGGCCGAAGGAAGTATGTCAGCAGAATAGTTATGAATGGTAACATCACCGCTGACAACGTTACCCACATCCCCGTTAACTGTTTGCTTCTCTTTACTCATCTTCTCTTGGTATTTTTGTTCATTATTCCACCTGTTCCTATGGTTACGTTACCTTTGATAACATTCCCCAGAACATCTCCATGAATAACCTGTTCCGCCCGTTCTCTGGAGGAGCCAGTAGTCAAGGCCGACAAAACTGAACCTTTGACCTGTAATGGTGCCTGCCGGTAGTGCTGCAGTAACTCCATTTCATCACGTGATAAAGTTATACCTGATGACTCCCCGGTAAGAATGAACTGTACATTGGCCCCAATTCTTGCAAAGGCTGCAAGTAACTCACCTCCGGGAACAGCAACCCCTCGTTCATATTTCCCCCACATTTCTCTTGAAACGCCACAAAGGGCTGCTACTTCAGCCTGCTTGAGTGATAACCGCGAACGCTCAGCTTTGAACCGCGACGCGCAAAGAGAATCAAAATTCACATAAACCTCATTGACAATGAGAACAATAGTTCTCATAATCTATCACATATAAAACAAACATCATTGCATCAACAAAGGAGACAACAATGACTTCCGAACAAGTTAAAAATCTCTTCCGTCAGCGTGGTATCACGTTTACCCGCTGGGCCGAAGAACACGGCTACAGCCGCAATGAGGTCTATCGTGTTCTCAATGGACAGACCAAAGCTCGTTACGGCAAAGCCCATGAAATTGCCGTAAAACTGGGATTAAAACCCACGTCAAATGCGGCATAAATTTTCCACATATGCAACAGGTTATCACATATTGCAAAAATGGAAATGTGACATGAGTAAAGTAAATATTTCCAGTTCTGGGACCCGCATCCTACGTGTACTCAAAGCTCTACGCGGTCATGCTCTGAACGGTGTTTCTAACGGTGAACTGGCATCAGCCCTGGGGGAGTCCCCGGCGAATATCAATCGAGCACTTAATACCCTTATTGAAGAGGGACTGGCCATGAAATTAGAGAACGGACGTTTCGCACCGGGAATCCAGTTACTACAGATCGCCATGGCTCACAGTCACGAGATGGCGCGTGCACAGGATCGTATTAACGAAATCAACCAACGAGTTATTTCAGGTAGTCGTTTGTAAGGAGTAATCAATGGGACGCACCAAATCACCCGTTAACACTGAACTGAATGTTGAGGTTCCGCTGTCAGATAACATCAATGTCAATTTGAACGCTATGACACAGCATCGCATGGAAATTATGCAGCAGTTTGGTGATGGACTGCCTTATGAACGTGATCGCATTGTTCACGAAGCACGTTTTTATATGGCGCAGAGTGCTGAATCTATGCTGGAAGCGGGTAAGCGGCTGATCATCTTAAAAGAAAATGAGCCACACGGTGATTTTACAAACATTTTAGAAAATGAACTCGGACTTGCACCACAAGTTGCTCGCCGCATGATGCAAGCCAGTATGAAGTTTTTGGGAGAAGGTGATGAGCCAACAAAACGCTCAACGTTGAGCGTTTTGGGGAAAGCCAAACTGTACGACCTGATGGTTCTGGATAATGAAGAACTTGATGAATTGGCCGACGGCGGCACAGTTGCCGGCCTGACGCTTGACGACGTTGATCGCATGTCAGTACGTGAATTGCGTCAGGCCCTGCGCGAAGCGCGCGAAACCAACGCAGCACAACAGCGCGTACTCGCTGACAAAAATGAAAAAATAGACTCACTCTCCACCAGACTGGAGAAGAAATCCCGTATTCAGCCGCCTGAGCCTGATGAAGAGGTTAAGAAGCTGCGGGCGGAAGTGACAGCATTAGCGGTTGAGGCGGAATCTGCTATCGCCGTTCGACTGTCCAGCGCTTTTGAGACGCTGTGCGCATATTGTGCTGAAAACATGATTGATACCCCCAGAGACTTCATGGCAGGCCTGGTCTGTCAACTGGAAAGCACAGCGCGTAGCCTGCGCTCCACATTTGACCTGCCGGATGAGCCAACAGGCAATGCCGCGCCTTCATGGCTGACTGAGCCGACGCCACAGATTAACGGGCTGGAGGCATAACCAATGAATGCTGCCCTGACTGAACGACTGGTTTATGTCGCCCGCGCGGCACGTGACGCGGGGCATGGTAAACGCGGTGCAATATACGACGCTGCCTGTGCTGAACTTGGCATGTCCCGCGCCACTCTGCTGCGCAGGCTGAAGGAGGTCTCTGTGACTGATAAACGCAAAAAACGCGCTGATGCCGGACGCAGCGCCCTGACCCGCGACGAAGCCGCGCTGATATCTGCCACACTGCGTGAGGCCACCCGCAAGAACGGTAAACGCCTCTATTCCATCGCAGATGCAGTGGAAACCCTGCGGGCTAACGGCTTTATCACCGCAGGCAGAACAGATGAAACCACCGGTGAGTTTTTCCCGTTGTCTGAAGATGCCATCAGCCGTGCTCTGCGTAACTATGGCCTGCACCCGGAACAACTGGATGCTCCTGCACCGCATACCGAAGTGGCCAGTCTGCACCCCAATCATGTCTGGCAGATTGACGCCTCACTCTGCACGCTTTACTACCTGAGCAATGGACATAAAGGGCTGCAGGTGATGGACAGCGCGAAGTTCTACAAGAACAAGCCCGCTAACCTTGCCCGTATCGCCAGTGACCGCGTGTGGAGTTACGAGATTACCGACCATGCCAGCGGCTGGATTTACGTTGAGTATGTGACGGGCGCGGAATCAGGTGAGAACCTGTGTTCTGTGCTTATCAACGCCATGCAGGAGCGTGGCGGCGCAGACGTGCTGCACGGCGTGCCAAAAATACTCTATCTCGACCCCGGCTCGGCAAACACCGCGGGTATGACGAAAAACATGTGCCGCTCACTGGGCATCGACCTGATAGCGCACAAGCCGCATAACGCCCGCGCCACCGGACAGGTGGAAAAGGCGCGGGACATTATCGAACGCAAGCTGGAGCCGGGTCTGAAGTTCCGGCCGGTTCACAGTCTGGAAGAACTCAATGCGCTGGCCGCGAAATGGCGCAGCCACTTTAACGCCACGGCTGTTCACAGCCGCCACGGTAAAACCCGCACGGATATCTGGCTGAAGATTACTGCTGAGCAGCTGAAAAAAGCGCCTTCCGTTGAGGTATGTCGTGAACTGGCTGTGGCGGCACCAGAACTCCGCAAAGTCACGCCAAAACTTCGTGTCTCGTTCCGGGGCACTGAATTTGACGTATCAACGGTACCGGGCGTACTGGTCGGTGAAAAACTGATGATTACCCGTAACCCGTGGCGCAGCGATGTGGCACAGGTGGTTCTGACCGGTGAGGACGGCCACGAGACGTTCTTCCTGGTCGAAGAAGTCAGAAAGAACGAGTTTGGCTTTGCTGAAGGCGCGGCGGTATTTGGCGAAAGTTACAAAGCCCTGCCGGAAACCCCGGCGCAGATGGCGGCAAAAGAAACCGAAGCGCTGGTCACCGGTACAGACAACGCCGCAGATGCAGCTGCCGCACGCAAGGCGAAGGCGCTGCCGTTCGGCGGGCGGCTTGACCCGTATAAACATATTGATGACGCCACACTTCCGGCCTATATGCCGAAGCGAGGTCAGGCCTCTGACGTACGCGGGTCGCGCACTGAACAACGTCCCATGACTCATGTGGAGGCCGCGAAAGCCCTGCGCGATAAGTTCAGCGCCGACGGCCTTACCTGGACGCCGGAACATTACCGCCAGTTAACGGCACAGTATCCGGACGGCGTACCGGAAGCCGCACTGGATGAAGTCATGGCCACGCTGACCACGCCGGCCCGCAGCAGCGTTATCAGCATTGTTAACGGCAACTGAGGAGGGATACATGCTGGTACTGAAGCAGCAACTGAAAGAGGCCCGTATTCCACAGGCGGTGGTGGCGAGAGCTGTCGATGTTTCTGAGGCCACGCTGGCCCAGATTGTGAATCATAACGCGTGGCCCCGCACCAGCCCCGGAGAAGTGCGCCGGCGTCTTGCGTCCTGGCTGGAAAGTCAGGGGATTGATACAACGAAGAGTTTTGATGCTGTACAGGGCGCGGCCACGCCCCGTACAGCGGGTACCACAGATAAAACGAGCCTCAGTGAGGAAGAGAATATGTTACTCAAAAAACAGGTGTTATTTCCAGCAACCAAAAAAGCGTTTGGTCTTTTCCGTGACCCGTTCGCCGACGAAGCCATGCAGGGTTCTGATGATGTGTTCACCACTCCGGACATTCGCTACGTGCGTGAGGCGCTGTACCAGACAGCCCGTCATGGTGGGTTTATGGCCGTCATCGGTGAGTCCGGTGCGGGTAAATCCACGCTGCGCCGTGACCTGACTGAACGTATCAACCGCGAGAATGCGCCGGTGATTGTTATCGAGCCATACATCATCGCTATGGAAGACAACGATGTGAAAGGGAAAACCCTGAAGGCAGCAGCGATTGCCGAAGCCATTATCAGTACCATCGCACCACTGGAAAGCATCAGACGCAGTCAGGACGCCCGCTTTCGCCAGCTGCATCGCGTCCTGAAAGACAGCAGCCAGGCGGGGTTCAGCCACGTTCTGGTGATTGAGGAGGCCCACAGTCTGCCCATTCCGACACTGAAACACCTCAAACGCTTTTTTGAGCTGGAGTCCGGTTTCAAAAAACTGCTGTCCATCGTGCTGATTGGCCAGCCGGAACTGGCGACAAAACTGTCTGAACGCAATATGGAAGTCCGTGAAGTCGTTCAGCGCTGTGAGGTGGTCGAACTTCTGCCTCTGGACAATAACCTTGAAGAGTTTCTGACGTTCAAACTGCAACGGGCCGGTAAACAACTGACGGACATTATGGACGCCAGCGCAGTGGATGCCATACGTGCCCGCCTGAGCAATCCGGGAAGTCATCGTAAAAATATGGTCAGCCTGCTGTATCCGCTGGTCGTCAGTAACCTGGTAATAGCCGCCATGAATCTGGCCGCTGAAATCGGGGTTCCACAGGTCAACGCTGACGTTGTCAAAGGGGTTTAATAATGAAATCCACCACAGGTATCAACCAGCAAATCAGCAAAGTGCAGTCAGCCATTATGGCGCTTAAGGCGACGAACACGGATGTACAAAGCATCACCATCAGGGGTAACAAACCTGTCATCCGCGTTTCCCGGAGTGCGCATTGCATGCGCATGCTTGAGCAGGGAAAGGCCTGTTATCTGTATACCGGACATGACCACAGGGGATATTTCCGTCAGGGCGTTTTCGAACTGCACGGCTGTCGCGTCGTGTGGCCGGAATCTTTGTGGTAATCAGCACAACTGGAGAAATCATAAAAAATGGCAAAAAGTACAAAAGGTGCAAAACGTATCAAGGCCGCAGCAGCACTCTGGGTGCCGGGGACACGTGAAGAGGTCATTGAGGGAATCAGACTACTCGGTGACGCACAACGTGAACTGGTCAGGGCTGAAACAGAAATGAATGACGCCATTGGCGATATCACCGCACGTTATGCCCCGCTCACCGAGAGCCTGAAAAAACGCATGGCCGAACTGCAGTCCGGTATTCAGACATGGTGTGAGGCACACCGTGATGAACTGACCGGCAACGGGAAGGTGAAGTTCGCTAACCTCACCACCGGCGAGGTGCAGTGGCGAAACCGTCCGCCATCAGTCAGTATCCGTGGGGCGGATAATGTTATTGAATTACTGAGACGTCTGGGGCTTGAGCGCTTTATTCGTGTAAAAGAGGAAATAAATAAAGACGCTATCCTGAATGAAAAAGAGGCCGTGAAAAATATTCCCGGTATTTCCATTAAAAGCGACATTGAGGATTTTTCAATAATTCCTTTTGAGCAGGATGTGCAGTAAACACACCACGTTAATTATTTAATAAAAACATTTTCTTTTTTATTCCGGCGTCAGCGCCGCGGGCTTCTGCACGCCGGAAACAGAGGAGAATTAAATCATGATATTTAAATGTATTCAGTGCGAGAGGGATATAACAGCCCTGCGTTTTCACAGCGCCATCGCCGTGATGTCCGGTAAATACCACATCCCTGCGGTACGCGTCACCCTGGTCTGCCCGTACTGCAGCCAGCATTTTTCGGCAGACGTGCCCGTCATGGAATTCTCCCGCCCTGACAGGGAGGACTCGCAATGATTACCCCACAGGAAGCACGACAGCGCACCCGAACCCTTGTTGAACACTATGTCAACGAGTGTGAATGCCGCGACCTCACCGATGTGAAGCACGTCCTGACCGCGCTAATCAGCATGACCGCTCAGGCCATTGTGGCGACCAACGGAAAGGCGGCTGCCCTGCAGGTACTGGTGAACACACTCACCCACACGGCAGAGCATGAGGTGCCGTACCGGATGGAAACCACTGCAGAAGGCGGCCTGCACATCACCGTCAGCCGGAAGCACTGAGGGCGCGGCATGACACGGAACACCATACTCACCCGCACCGCCCTCTACCGTCTGGCCCTGCAGCGTTTCGGGCCGGACGCACAGGCCCTGAAACTGACAGAAGAGGCCGCTGAACTGGCGGCCAGTGCTGCCCGCAATCTGAACGGACAGGGCAGCGAAAGTGACCTCGCGGCAGAGCTGGCAGACGTGGAAATCATGACAGAGCAATTGCGCCTTCAGGGGATGGACCGGCTGATTGACTTCCACAAACAGAAAAAACTGGAACGTCTGGCTGCACGACTGGGCGTGATTTACACGAACGAGTAACCGGGAGGCATTCAATGGCTGACATACTCAGGGAAATCACCGCATGGACACTGATTCTTACTGGCCTGGCGACATGCCTCAGTGCGGGGGCAGCCCTGGCTGCCCTGCTGATGCACATAACAACACAGTGGTTATGGGAAAAGCTTAAAGCAGCATACAGCCTGAAAGAGCTGTCCGACGCTGTCCGGGCATGGAAACGGCAGAAAAATACCGGAGATACAGAACAATGACAGACCAGAATAAACACATTGAGAAACTGAAAAAGTTGCTGGCGCTGGCCGCATCCGGCAACCCGCACGAGGCCGCTCTGGCACTGCGCCGAGCCCGTAAACTGATGGATGTTCACGGCATCACACATTCCGACATTGCTATGAGTGATATTGATGAAACCATCAGTCATTACTGGCCGACAGGCAGTCTCCGTCCACCGCGCTACATGCTGGGCCTGATGAACATCATCCGCGAGGCATTTGGTGTTAACTCCATCATTCACCCCGGCACGCATCCGTCTGTGGGGTTCTACGGTAACCGGGAACGAGCGGCACTGGCTGCGTACACCTGGGAAGTGCTGGTCCGCCAACTGAAAAAGGCGCGTCAGCAGTATATCAGCGCACAGAACAAAAGAATAAAAAACGCCACCCGTACCAGCCGTGGAAACCAGTTTGCTGAAGGCTGGGTACTGGCCGTTATCAGTGAAATACAGTCCTTTGCCCTGACCGATGATGAGCGTGAACTGATGCAACAGTGGCTGGAACATAAATACCCGCAAACGCAAACCACCAGGGCGCGTAAACCGGGAAGAAGCCGCAATGGCGACGCCTCGCGCTATGCGGGGTTTCGTGAAGGGCAGAACGTCAGACTGCACCGCCCGGTCAGTGGGCAGGAACAACAGAAACTGGAGGCCAGATGATTACGCTATCAGGTAACAGCCGGAAATTAAAAGCCTGCCGAATATCTGCCAGATACCTTTTTGCCCGCGCCTTTTTTAAGAACGTCAGGCCGGGGATCACTGTAGTGGTCAAGTAATATTGGCCACGGTTTTACAGTAAAAACGGTATCTGTTCTCTGATTCTTCCGGCGTCAACCCACCGTTGTAATGGTGAGGCCTGACGCTATTGTAATAATTCAGGATATAACCGCTAATTTGTTGCCGGGCCTCGTCCTTGCCTACGTAACCATCCGTCGGCACCCATTCTGTTTTCAGACTGCGGAAGAAGCGTTCCATAGGACTGTTATCCCAGCAGTTTCCCCGTCGGCTGACACTTTGCTTTATCCTGTAACGCCAGAGAAGCTGTTGATATTTCAGTCCTGTATACTGACTTCCCTGGTCGCTATGGAACATGACGTCCCGCGGCTGACCACGCACCTCATACGCCATCCGCAAGGCACTGCTTATCAGTGCAGTATCGGCATTCGCTGACAGGCTCCAGCCGATAACCCTGCGGGCAAAAAGATCCATGACGACCGCCAGATAGCACCAGCGATTTCCTGCCCAGATATACGTAATATCTCCGCACCATACCCTGTCTGGCTCCGGTACAGCGAACTGACGCTCGAGCAGATTCGGCAAACACGTATGCTCCTGACAGGCATTTTTGTATTGATGTTTTCCGGGCTGACAACTGCTCAGGTTCAGGTATTTCATCAGCCGTCCGGCACGATAACGGCTCATCGGGACGCCGTTTTGGGTCAGCATTTCAGCCAGCGTGCGCGCGCCTGCAGAGCCCCGGCTCTGGTTCCATGCCCGGCGTATTTCGCTGCACAACCTGACGCGAGCCGAATTAACCGTATCGCGTCGTTTTCGCCAGTACCGGTAACTGCTACGGTGTATTCCCAGTGCGGAACAGAGGCTGACAACTGAGTGGCTGTCACTCAGTCTGGAAACTATCGTAAACCGTTCAGTGAGTCGGACATCAAGAGCGCGGTAGCCTTTTTTAATATCGTATTTTGTTCCTCCAGTCGGCGAACCTGCTTTTCCAGCTCGCGAATACGTTGCTGTTCAGGGGTAATGGGTGTTGCAGAGGGCGCAATACCTTGGCGCTCTCGCCTGAGCTGACGTACCCAGCTCTCAAGCGTGGTAGAACCGACATTCATCGCCTCACTGGCTTGTCGATACGAATAGCCCTTATCAACAATCAGCTGTGCACATTCCAGCCTGAACTCAGGGGTGAAAGTACGTTTGGTTTTCTTGTTCATTAAGTCACCTGTTTTGTGTTGAGGTGAGAATATCACCTTTAATCAGGTGGCCAAATTTACTGTGCCACTACACACAATTGGTGTTATTGCCGGACGCGAACAGGTTGAAAAATACATGTCAGGTGCATGGTGGAATAACGACCCTGTCATTGCTGCCCGTAATATTCATATCAGTTGGGGGGATATTCAGAATGACGGCTGAATCTGTTGTATGTGCCCTGTTCTGGTATTGTTTTGTCGGTTGGTGTACTGCTGAACTGCACCGCCGTTCAGGGTTTTATTCACGTTACAGTGGTGCCGGCTACTGGATTAGCTGGTCGGTGATGTTCCTGTGCTGGCCTGTGGCGCTTCCTTTATATGTCGATTATATCGGTGGCGCAGGTAAAAGGAGCAACGATGATGACTAAACAACGTCTTATCCAGCTCATTCATATTGCCCGTAATGAACTGGGTATGGATGAAGACACCTACCGCCAGATGTTACAGGGGCTGACCGGTAAAGCCTCAACCAAAGGAATGGATACCACACAACTAAACTGCGTGCTGGAATCCATGAAAAGGAAAGGCTTTCGCGTTAAGCCTGCCGGAAAAGCCAGCTCCGGTTTACCGCTGGATAACCATCCGCAGTCCAGGAAAATCCGTGCGCTATGGCTTGAAATGGCTGCTGCCGGCATTGTTCGTGACCGTTCAGAAAATGCATTAGCGCGGTGGATCAAGCGGGAAACGGGCATCAGCGCCCTGCGCTGGCTCAATACTGAACAGGCAAGCAGTGTTATTGAGAAACTGAAGAAGTGGCAGCACAGAGCTGCGGGAGTAAAACATGAGCGACCTGAATCAGTTTCGAAGTAAAGGGCCGGAACTCCTGGTGGAACTGGCACAGCATACCTCTGAGACCGTTCGCGAGATTATTGATATTGAGCCCGCAATTGCCGACCAGATTGGTCAGGCCGTCGCGAACCGCATGATGCAGGTCTGGGGCGGGCAAAACGTTTATTTCCCGATGGGCATGGTATGGAAGGTCAGTCAGCGCGACCGGGAAATCTTCAGGGAGTTTAACGGACGTAACCACCATGAACTGGCCCGCAAATTTGGTGTTTCGCTTCAGTGGGTCTACAGCGTGGTTAAGCGGGTAAGAAAAGAAGAACTGGATCGGATGCAGGGCAAGCTATTTGCTGATGAACCCGATGTAGATACGGAGAAAAAAGAGTAATATCTGCAATCAGGCTGGAGCGAGTTCTGTTTTTTTCGGGCCGGTCTGATTTTCACATACTGTAAGGTTATTGCATATTCCTCCTGGTCTCTTCCCATTTTGACCCAGTTCTTCCCATAAATATCTCACTTATTCCCTGTCATTTATCTCAAGTCTAATCAATGTGCTGACCGGAAGTGATGACGATCGCCACAGCAACACGTCTCTGGCGTGGGGAGCTGGCGTGCAGTTTAACCCGACCGAATCCGTGGCCATTGATATTGCTTATGAAGGCTCCGGCAGTGGCGACTGGCGCACTGACGGTTTCATCGTGGGTGTCGGTTATAAGTTCTGATTAGCCAGGTAACACAGTGTTATGACAGCCCGCCGGTTCAGGCGGGCTTTTTTGTGGAGTGGATATGGCAGCAGTAAAAATCTCAGGTGTGCTGAAAGATGGTGCGGGAAAACCAATACAGAACTGCACTATTCAACTGAAGGCAAAGCGTAACAGCACCACGGTACTGGTGAACACGGTGGCCTCTGAAAATCCGGATGAAGCCGGGCGTTACAGCATGGATGTTGAGTATGGCCAGTACAGCGTTATCCTGCTTGTTGAAGGTTTTCCGCCTTCACATGCCGGAACCATTACCGTCTATGAAGGTTCCAGACCAGGTACGCTGAATGATTTTCTCGGTGCCATGACGGAAGATGATGTCATGCCGGAGGCATTGCGTCGTTTTGAGGAAATGGTGGAAGAAGCGGCACGCAACGCCGAAGCCGCCTCTCAGAGCGCAGCGGCGGCAAAGAAATCCGAAACTGCAGCGGCATCATCGAAGAACGCGGCGAAAACCTCAGAAACGAATGCAGCTAATAGTGCACAGGCGGCAGCGACCTCACAGACTGCATCAGAAAACTCCGCGACAGCAGCCAAAAAATCAGAAACCAACGCGAAAAATAGCGAGACAGCCGCAAAGACGAGCGAAACCAACGCAAAGTCCAGCCAGACGGCAGCGAAGACCAGCGAAACGAATGCCAAAGCCAGTGAAACTGCGGCAAAAAACAGCCAGGTTGCAGCAGCCCAAAGCGAGAGCGCGGCAGCCGGTTCTGCGACTTCAGCAGCTGGATCAGCAACTGCTGCGGCTAACAGCCAGAAAGCTGCGAAGACGAGTGAAACTAACGCAAAGTCCAGCCAGACGGCAGCGAAGACCAGCGAAACGAATGCCAAAACCAGCGAAACTGCGGCGAAAAACAGTCAGGATGCAGCAGCCCAAAGCGAGAGTGCTGCAGCTGGTTCTGCAAGCGCGGCGGCTGCTTCTGCCACTGCATCAGCCAACAGTCAAACAGCAGCAAAAACCAGTGAAACCAATGCAAAGACAAGCGAGACTGCAGCGGCGAACTCGGCGAAAGCATCGGCAGCAAGCCAGACAGCAGCTAAAGCAAGTGAAGACGCAGCCAGAGAGTATGCAAGCCAGGCAGCAGAGCCGTATAAATATGTCTTACAGCCGTTGCCTGATGTGTGGATACCGTTTAACGATTCACTGGATATGATTACGGGCTTTTCGCCGTCATATAAAAAAATTGTTATTGGTGATGATGAAATAACGATGCCTGGCGACAAGGTTGTTAAGTTTAAACGCGCATCAACTGCCACATATATCAATAAATCAGGCGTATTTAGTGTTGCTAAAATTGATGAACCACGATTTGAAAAAGAAGGTTTATTGATTGAAGGACAGCGCACTAACTATTTTGTTAAATCCAATACTCCCGCTGAATGGACGAGTACCAGCAATATCGATAAAACTAATAATGGTGTTGATGAATTTGGTTTTTCATATGCCAAAATGCGAACAAAAGATAATATGACAGGACAATCATCTGCACTTAGTCTGCATACATGCAGTGCATCCCGGGGGATTGATGTTAGTGGCGATAATAAGTATTGCACTGTTTCATGCAGGGTTAAAGCTCCTGATGGTCTTCGTTGTCGTTTGCGTTTTGAAAAATACGATGGGTCGGTTTATACATTTTTAGGAGATGCTTATTTAACTTTCGGAACTCTGATAATAGAAAAAACTGGCGGAGCAGCCAATAGAATAGCAGCTACTGCAACTAAAGATCCGGTTACAGGGTGGATTTTCTATGAGGCAACTATAGAAGCTGTTGAAGGTGAAACCTTAATTGGCGCAATGATTCAGTATGCGCCGAAAAAAGGTGGTATAACTGAAGCGGGAGATTATATTTACCTTGCAACACCACAATTTGAAAACGGCGGATGTGCTTCATCTTTTGTTATTACGACAACTGCACCCGCAACCCGCTCCAGTGATATGGTGACGATCCCAACTGAAAATAATATCTATAATAGACCGCTTACGTGTCTTGTCGAGGTTAATAGAAATTGGGGCGATATTCCTCCTAATGTAGCACCGCGTATTTTTGATTTTTCTGGTGTGCCACCTATTGAGTCAATTACATACGCTTTTAACACAACTGAGAAATATTACGGTCAGCTTTATATGCAAACTTATAAAGCGTCGACAAGTACTTACGTTTCTAGTGTGTTTGCTGGTCGAACTGATGTTCGAAAATTCATTGGTGGTTTTAATATTTATTCTGATGGTACTAAACGAGTAGTTTCTAACGGTGAGGCTACTAAAACTATGAAAACGGAGTGGACGGGCGTAAAAACACGGACCTTTATTCGAATTGGAGGTCAAGCCACATCGGGAACTCGTCATCTATTCGGCCATTTGAGAAATCTTCGTCTCTGGCATAAAGTATTAACTGATGCGCAAATGGGGGAGAGTATTAAATGAAAGATTTAACACTCAAATTTGCAGACAGGGCCGACTTTTCGGCCTTTATGGAGAGCATTGGCTATTATGATGACGAGTCGATGCAGGATGATATTCTTATTGACGTGATAGGTAATGTGTACAAAGAAACCGGAGAACTTACTGAAGATGGCGAGCCGGTATGTGTTAAGGAGGATGGATATTTTGTAAATGTGCGCATCATTAATGATTCGCAAATATCGTCATTATTCGATGAACACGCGGTTGCTGTTGAGCATCAACTCCGTAGCTGGATGTGAGGAAGAAAAATGGCTACATCGACAGTAATTCCTGATGACATCAAAACGCTAAAGGGAGATGTCAGTAAGGCAAAGGAAGATATTTCCTCAATTAACGTAAAAGTATCAACGCTTCAGACTGATATGGACAGTGCAAAGCAGGATATCAGTACCAGATACACAAAAACAGAAGTGGATAATAAGCTGAAAAACAAAGTGGAAGTGAACGATCTGGAAAGTGGTCGTTATGGCGGAGATTTTTACCCGCTGACTGGTCGTGAAGCGTTTTATTTGTGGGGATTGGGCACGACTACAGCGGCGGCAAACCTTTATCTTAATCCTGACCCCGCAATTTCGTCTGTACTGCGGTCCACATCGTCTATCCGCTATAAACATTCAGTAGAGACGATAGATTCGGAGCACGCCGATCTCATTTTCAGGATGCGCCCTGTGTGGTACAGGTCGCAATGCGAAAATGACAGGCGCGATTGGGGATTCTATGGATTGATTGCCGAGGAAGTAGGAGAAATTGCCCCTCAGTTTGTTCACTGGCGACCAGCCAACGAAGATGATGCACCGGAAACCATTTCCAGCAATGGCCTTGTTGCCGAAGGTGTAATGTACGAACGTCTGGTTGTTCCACTGATTCACCATATCCAGAAGCTGACTGAAAGAGTTGATGAACTTGAGTCAGAATTAAAGTTGTTATCCGTTTCCCGAAGCGATATCGGATAAAGGAGGCGTAATGGATATAACACCTTTCCTTCATGCACTTTGTGCTGTGGCTGCGCAGGTACTGGTTGGTCTTTTTACCGGAAACTGGGCTTACGGAGCGATAGCCGGTTGTACGTTCTTCATTGCGCGTGAACATACCCAGGCAGAATATCGCTGGATTGAAATGTTCGGGCATGGCAAGCGAATGAATATGCCGTGGTGGGGCGGTTTTGATCCGCGAGCTTGGGATGTGGCAAGCCTGATGGATTTTGCTGTGCCGGTGGTGGCGTGTCTGCTGGTCTGGCTGTTGGTTAATCGTGGGTGA